AGCGGTACGCCTCCTCCGCCTGGCTGCCTGGCGCCCCGTCACGTTCCCGCTGCATGGCGGCGAGCTGGGCGGCGATCCGCGGGTCCTTGAAGTTGCCGCGCTCGTCCTGCAGGTCGGCGAGTACCTCGTCGACGTCGTCCACACCCAGGGCTTCGAGCATGAGTCGCAGGATGAGCAGCGGCGGCGCACCGGAGTCCAGGGCGGTCTGCAGGGCGGTGAGCCGTTCGGAGAGGGGCAGGTCGGCGATCGGCGGGAACGTGACGTCCACCGTCGTGTCCACCTCGCCGGCCAGGCCCGGCACCCCGTCGTCGACGGCGACGGCGATCACGTGCTCGAAGAACGCCTTCAACCAGTCCGACCACAGCTCCTGGGAGGCCTTGGTGGTCTCCTCCAGCGGCTTGTCCAGCGTCTCCGCCACCGCCCGGGCGCCGGACGTGCCCGGGTCTGCCAGCAGCATCGTGATGGGCACGTCCAGGGCCGCGGCCACCATGCCCGCCAGCGGCTTGCCGGACCCGGAGTCGATGGTGGCACCCGAGGAGTGCATCGGCGCCATGGTGGCGTCCGGGGACATGACCGCCGTCTGCCCGGCCGGGTCCGTAGCCGCCCCGGTGATGGGGTTGGTGGACCGGCCCCGGTCCAGGGCGGCCTTGATCTTCGGGGCGTGCTTGGCCGGGGCGGTGGCCTTGAACGCGAACCGGGCGAGGGCCTTCATCAGGCCGGCCCAGCCGGACAGGTACTCGGCGTACGCCTTGTCCCAGTCCACCGCCGAGTAGATGGTGGGGATGCCCCACGGGGCCTGCCCGACCGAGTTGACCGCGCAGTGCTGGATGGGCTGATCCCAGCGGACAGCGTCCGCCCCGATCAGGTCCACCCGGCGGCCCAGCGGCAGGGACCGCGAGAACTCGAGGGTGGGGTGCCACTCGGTGCGGGTCACCGTCTGCGGCGCAGGCACACGGCCGTTGCGGTCAGCGAACGCCAGGTCGGTGCGCTTGCTGGTCCACGTGCGCTTGTAGAACCACACGTCGTTGGGGTCGTCCGGGTTGTGGATGAAGTCCACGATCTGCGCGGCCGGCACCAGGCGGGGGCGGACCAGGCCGCGGTCGAGGTGCACGGCCAGCAGGAAGAACTCCCCGGCCGTGTGCAGGTTGACCTCCCGCTCCTCGCGGGCCTGCGCCGAGCCGAGGGTGCGCTTGAACTCCGCGGAGTCCATCAGCTGCTGCAGCAGCTCGTTGACGGGGCTGTCGCCGTCGGTGGAGGCGTCGCGGGCGGCGATGTCCACGTCCCCGGACCACACGTAGTTGCGGCGGATCCGCACCCCGCGCCCGATCAGCGGGGACCGCACGTAGGCCATCAGGCAGGCGCGGTGCAGCTCGAGCAGGTCGGGGCGGGTGAGCAGGTCGGTGTCGGCGCCGCCGATCTTCGACCAGCCGGCGTCCTCGCGGCGCAGGGCGGCCATGCCGTCGCCGAGCGCCTCGGTGACCACTTCGAGCTCGTTGGCTAGCGCCGCGTACTCGGCGCGGGACACCGACGGCTCGGCCTCGGTGAGCGGGGTGCGGCGGAACAGGTCAGCGATCGCCACGCGCACCACCCCGTCCGGTCAGTAGGCGCCGATGCGCATCTCGTCGTCGACCTCATGCCAGTCGATGTCGTCGCCCTGGTCGCCGAACAGGATGGGGTTGAGCAGCAGCTTGTTGAGCGCCTGCGTCAGCGCGTCGCACTGGTCGTCGTGCGCGCCGTTGGGGAACGCCGCGGCCTCTTCGACCAGGTCGGTCACCCAGGCGTAGCCGTCCATGTCCGGGTCGGGCAGGTGCACGTTCCCGGCCTCCACGAACGGGGACACCGCGGCGGCCCGCGCAACCTTGCCGCCTTCGGGCTCCACCGGTATCAGGCCGGGCACGCTCGACGCCAGCATGTTGATGACCGCCGGGCCGTTGGCCTTGTCCTCCACGTACTTCGCCAGCGCCTGCGGCCAGCGGGCGGTCAGGGTCTTCACGGCGGCCAGGGTGTCGGTGAACGACATTCGGCCGCGCACCTGGTCGAGCAGGAACGCGTGCACGCCCCGCCGCAGCCACACCTGCCCGACCACGTAGTCCGACGACTTGGTGTCCTTGAAGGCCAGGTCCCAGGACATGGCGAGTTCGTCACCGTCGGAGACGGGCACCCACAGGGAGCCGTCCGGGCGGCGGATGGCCAGCGGGCTGTCGTAGAACTGCCACCACTCGCGCTTGAGCACGTCACCGGACTGCGGCGACGGCCGGCCCTGGTACAGGGCGTTCCACGAGCGGGAGCCGACCTCGCGCTTCTTCTTCTCCCAGTCGTCCGTCGTGCGGCCGCGGGCGGACTCGAGGTACTCGCCGGGCTGCCGGCCCAGCGGGTCGGTCTCGCCCTTCTCCGGGGAGTGGTCGGCTTGGGCGGGGATGTTGATGACCCGCCACGTGTCGCCGTTCTCGCCCTTCTGCAGCCAGCCGGACAGGTCGTTCTCTCGCCACCGGGTCTGGATGATGACCACGGGCGCCCCGGGCGCGAGGCGGGGGATGGCGACCTCGTTCCAGAACTCCTGCACGGTCTCGTTCCACGCCTCGGAGTCGGCCTGGCCGGCGTCCTTGTACGGGTCGTCGATGATCAGCAGGTCGACCGGCCGGGAGGTGAGGGAGCCGGTGATGCCGACGCAGTAGACCGAGCCGTCGTGCCCTTCGAGGTTCCATTCGTGCTGGGCGGACGAGGAGGGGTCGACGGTGAGGCCGAGGCGCGGGTTGTCGCGGATGTCGTCGCGGATGGCGCGGCCCCAGCGGCGGGCGACGCCGTGCGCGTAGGACACGATCGCGATGCGCAGGTCCGGGTTGCGGGTGAGCATCCACAGGGGGAACCGGCGGGAGGTGCGCTGGCTCTTGCCCTCCTGGGGGGCGAGGGCGAGCATGAGCCGGTCGCAGCGGCCTTCGGCGACGTCGAGTAGCGCCTGGTCGATCAGCTCGAGCGCCGGCGTCTGGATCGTCTTCGGGTCGAGGTCGCGGGCGAGTGCGCCGGGGGAGTCCCAGCCGGCGCCGCGGCCTTCGAGCATGTCGGCGGCGTAGGCGGCCCAGCTGGTCATCGGGACGCGCGGAGCTGGAGGCGTTCGTCGAGCAGCTGGTCGATGGCGATCATGGCGATCTCGGCGGCGTTGGCGGACATGTGGCTGAGTGCCCGTTCGAGGTGCCGGTGGGTGTTGGCGAGGTCGCGGTCGATGTCGTCGACGGTGCGGGCGGGTGTGGTCACCGCTGCCCCCTCGGTGGGTGTGCCGGGCCGCCCCGGGCAGGCTCTCAGGGTGTCCGGGGCGGCCCGCGCTATTCAGTTGTCGCCGGTCTTCCCCTCCGGCGCTCCCGCTTTTCCACGGCGGGAAGTTGGGTCCCCGGGGGCGCGGCGGCGGCTCGACAGCCTGCGTGTGCGCGTGGGTGTCTGCGGCTGGCGCCGCGCCCCGGGGGTGGCTGTCGTCGGCAGGCCCGCGTCGGACAGCAGAAAGCCCCCGGCCGATTCATGGCGTCGGGGGCTGGGCGCGGGGACACTTCACCCGCTGTCGTCACTATACGTGTTCAGCCAGCGCTGGCAATACGACGTCCAGCGCGTCGGCGTGTCGCCGCTTCGGCCCGCAGCACGTCGATGCCCTTGACCAGCCACCACCCGTCCAACCCCTTGATCGCGGGCACCTTGACCACGGTCCCATCGGGGCCTCGGTAGCCGCGCTTGATCCAGTTGCGAATCACCGGGACGGACACGGCGGCGAGCTCTGCGGCTTGCGGCAGGGTGATGTCGTCCTCGTGCAGGTCGAACGGCAGCAGGTCGGTCACGCGCTCATCCGCTCCTGGTCCGACGCGTACGGCTGCGTGGCCTTGCAGGACTGGCACTCCATCAGTTCGTCCGGCGACCGGTGCGTGACCGCCCGCACCCCGCAGGCTCGGCATGGGGCATCCATGCGCCGGACCCTGCCGCGCTCGGTCGGCCCGTTCGCCGACCGCACCGTCACCCACAGCGCCTTCAGCTCGTCGTGGAACTCCCCGGCCCAGTCCTGCAGCAGGATCCACCGGAAGTTGTTCTTCTCGGCGAGCAGGGCTCGTTCGCGGGCGACGGTGAGCGGGGCGCGCACGGCACGGCCGATGCCGGTGCGGCATGGCAGGTGGTGGCAGGACGTGATGCAGGCGCCGACGTAGCTGACCTGCTCGGGCAGTTCGCGGCCTTCGCGCACCCGGTCGGCCCAGGAGCTGAGGGTGGCGAGCACGGATGGGGTGTCGTCCCAGCCCCATGGGTCTGCGTCGTCGTAGCCGATGCGGCCGGTTCCGCGGCGGCGGTCGCGGATGGTCATGACGTGGGTGTTGCCGGGGGACCGCTGGGAGGCGAGCCGCCCCCCGCCGATGGTGCCCACTTCTCGGCCCTGCATGGACGGGACGGCCGAGAGCCGCTCGTACTCGGTGCCGATGCCCGCCAGGTACTCGCCGAGCCGGCGCACGTCCGCGTCGCACAGCACCGCGGCCGGGGCGGCTGGTCGGGTGCAGCTGGTGGCGGCGCACACCGGGCCGTCGTACTCGAGGTCGGTCACAGCGTCTCCTTGCGTGCGGGCGGGTTGGTGACGCGCAGCAGCACCTGGCCGCGCAGCAGCAGGCACACCAGGTGGGTGCGATTGCTGGCCCCCACCGCAGCCAGGGCGGCCTTCACGTGGGACTTGACGGTGTCCTCGGCGACACCGAGCCGGGTGGCGATTACGGCGTTGTCGGCGCCGTCGCGGGCGAGCTCGCGGATGACGGCACGCTGCCGGCGGGTCACGTCGGCCACGAACGGGGCAGTCACGCGGCTCTCCTCCTGCGGGCGGGCTTGATGTCGGCGGCGCGCGGCAGCGGCGGCACGGTCAGCGACCAGACGGGCCCGCACACGCCGTGCCCGCACCGGTGATCCACGCACGCCCGGCTGGCGGACCGCACGTCCGGGAGCAGCACCCGGAACGTGTCCCCGCACTGCACGCAGGCGGCCTCCACGACGGGGGTGGTGGAGCGCTCGAAGCCGAGGATGCGGCGGGCCACGTTCACCGCTGCCCCTCCGGGTGGGCCATGGCTTCGATGTCTGCCTCGAGCTGCGCCCACTGTGCGTCCATGCGCTGCTTCCAGTCGGCGTCGAGCAGCACCGGGGTGGTGGCGGCTGCGGCGCGGGGGGACGGCCTGGGGCCGGTGATCGGCCGCGGCTGGTCGTCGTCGTGGGGCCAGGTGGCGGGGGCCTGCAGGGTGTCGAGGTTGACGGGCTGGGCGGGCAGCCACGGCGTCTCGTCCTCGTCGTGCGGCTCGTCGTCGTGCTCGGGGACGATGGGGCCGCGGCGCAGCTCCACATCGTCCAGGTGGTCGTCGAGCCGGTTGTGCAGGGCGATGATGCGGGCTTCCTGCAGGCCGACGAACACGGCCAGCACCAGGATGCTGTAGCCGGTCGCGGGCCAGTCGAACACGTGCAGCCACAGGCCGGCACCCACGGCGGCGGCGATGGCGACGAGCATGTGCCGGGCGATGCCGGGCAGGTACCGGCTCACCGTCGTCCCCTGTCGTCGCGTTTGATGGACCAGCCGATGAGCAGGGCGCCGAGGGGCACGGCGGTGGTGGCGATGCCGACTGCCACGAGCAGTCCGAGGGCGTCGCTCACGACGACGGGTCCAAGGCGCGGCGGAGGGCGTGGACCTTCGTCTCGTTGCTCGCTGGCTGCGCCTTCGTCTCCCACGCTTCCAGCAGCCGTCGCACCCGCTGCATGGCCTGGCTGTCGGCGATCAGCGGGGCGAGGGGGCCGGACAGCAGCGCGTCGGCCATCTCCTGCCGCTCGGCCTCCCGCCATGTGACGGCGGTCCAGCCGTACAGCGTCCGCACGATCGCTTCCCGCAGCCCGATGTTGCCGGTGTCCGCCCGGCCGGCGGGAGAGGAGGCGACGTCGGGGCCAGCGTCGGGGCACCATCCCCTGTGGAAGCCGATACCGCCACACCGATCGCAGATGGTCATGTGGTTCCTTCCGTCGATACCGGGCGGGCGGGGGAGGCTCACAGCCGACCGCCGAGGGTGAGCCAGTAGCGCAGGGCGTCGCGGCGGTACGGGCCGACACCGGCCCGGCCAGACCACCAGCGCCACAGATGCCGGATCACGTCGTCTTCCCGGGTGCGGGCTGGGCGAGAGCGGCGTGGCGCCGGGCCATCCATGCGACAGCGTCGAGCGGCCCCCTCGTGGCTGCGATGCCGAGGGATTCGCCCAGCTCCTCGGCTGCCTTCTGGTTGGCGGCGGCCTGGACACGGGCATCCACCTCGGCGGCGATCACCGGCATGAGGGCGTCGGCGTAGCGACGTCCGGGCGCACTCCCTGGCACGTCGTAGTACTTCGTGCAGTCGTCGCTGCCCAGCAGTTCCGCCAGCGCCTCGGCGAGCTGGTCGCGGAGGTGGGGGCCGGGCGGGGTGGCGTCCAAGTCGCCCCTCTGGGCGTCGGGTCCGGTCATGGCTGCTCCTGTTCCGCATCGAAGAACACGACCGGCGTCCCGGTCAGGCCGGTCGGGTCCGGTATCCAGGCGCGGCGGCCCTCGTCGCCGTCTGGCCTCCATCGGCCCCACGCGGCGCGTCCGTTGTCCAGCACCCACGGGGCAGACCGGTCGTCGGCCTCCAGCTCGGCCATGGCCAGGGCACGGGCTGTCCTGTCGCTGTGCGTCCGCATCACGCAGACCCCGATGACCATCCCGTCCTCGTCGCCGAGCAGCATCGCCTCGGGGAGCTTGCGCGGCCGGTACAGGCGGCCGTCCGGGCGGTGGACCGGTGTCGGCACCCGTGGTGGCTCCGGGAACGCCTCGACCTGGGCGGCGTCGCCCCTCTGAGCACCGGTCATCGCGACCACACCAGCAGGCAGCAGCCGAACGGGGGCCGCTCGTTGGGCTTGACCTCGGTCGCGCCGGGCTTGATGAACCGCAGGCGGCCGGGCAGAAAGCGGACCGTCAGCGGGCCACCGCGGTCGCGATACTCCTCGACGTGCTCCTGCCACCACGGCTGCTCGGGCCGGTTCGCGGGCAGCAGCATCACGATCGATGTCGGGCCGTCCGGTCGCCACCACTCGGTCCACGCCTTGTCGAGCCAGGCACTCAGGTTCGAGTACGGCGGGTTGCACCAGACCGACCCGTGCCACGGTTGCAGCAGCCCGTCGGCCAGGCGCGTGTAGTAGTTCGCGCACTTGGCGTTGTGCGGCGCGGCGGCCACATCCAGCGTGAAGCGGTACTCCCGGTCGAGCTCGTCCCAGAAGTCCTGGGGCGTGCCACGGTCGTCGATCTCGTCGTCGGCACCCTTGCGGGTCACCTGTTGCGGGTGGTTGGCGGCGCGGAAGCCGACGAGGCTCATGACGAAGCTCCGTCCGCGTCGGCCAGTGCCTTGCTGATCGCGCGCCGGACCTTGCCCACCTTGATCGTGTGCGAGCCCGACGCGATCACCGACTCGGCGGCTGACATCGGGACGGCGCTGCGCAGGCTGGCGTCAGCCTCGTCGCAGAGGTCGAGCACCGCCGCGAGTGCATCGGCCAGGCGGCTGAGTCCAGCTCGCTCGAAGTGGCCCCTCTGTTCCGCGCTCATCGGTGGTCTCCTTCGCTGGTGGGCTGGGCGGCCGACAGGGCGCGGAGGAAGGCGCGGCCGGTGTCGGCCTGGATCGCGTCTTCCATGCCGCCGGAGCCCCAGTCGTCGGGCGGGCACTTCGCGGCCAGCTCGTCGGCCAGCGCCTTGGCGGCGTCGAGGGCGGCCTGCTGGCGGCGGATGAGCGCGGCCATGCGCGGGAAGGCGTTGTGCACGGCCACGATCGCGGCGGCGTTGTCCTCGCCCCGGTAGGTGAGCGCGATCGTTCCGAGGTAGCTGCCGTCTGCCGCGTTCAGCGTCTTGCTGTTGTCCGGCACGCCCTGGTCGATGAAGTCCTGTCGCTCGGTCCACGGCCCGTCGGTCGCTGCGGCGTGTGCGGCTTCCAGTCCGTCCAGCCACGACAGGTCGCCGGTCACGCGGCGCCGCCGAGGTAGAGCCCGGCAGCGGCCGACACGCGGTCCTCGGCCGGGTGTTCCTCGTCCATCCAGCCCCACCACACGAGCACGCCGCCCTTGACCTGGCCGACGTTGAAGTCGTCGGAGCCGAACCCGGCGAAACCGGCCTTGATCGCGGCCTCCCGGGTGGGGTGAAGCTGCCCGTCCCACGAGTAGGACCATGACCAGTCAGCCAGCGAGCCGACCGGGTAGCTGGTCGCCGCCAGCCAGCCGGAGCCGTGCCCGTCCACGTCGGTGCGCGGGCCGGTCACCGGGAGCGTCCTTCGCTCTTCACGGCGGGGCACTCGTCGGGGCATGAACAGCCATCCGGTCCGCACGGGTAGTCGCAGTCGCCGCACAGTGGCTCGCTCTCCGTCTCGCCGCCGGTGGGGCGGGCGTCCGCGTGCAGAGCGGCGGTGGCCAGGCGGAGGTACTCGTCCTGGATGTAGCTCGCCGCTAGTGCCCACTTAGCGCCCCGGTTCTGCTCCTGGTGGATCGCCTTCGCCGCTGTCTCCACCCGCTGCCCCCACGACTCCGCGGCTGGCGGGCGCCTCGTGTGCCCCGGCGGCAGCGGAGCCACCCGGTACCCGCCGGCGGCCGTGCCCGGTGCCCCTGCAGCCCTCACGACGACGCCCCCAGCGCCCGCAGGTTCTCGGCGAGGATCCGCGGCCCCAACTCGAGCTGTTCCGGTGTCGCCTTCATCCGCGAGTCAGCGAACGTGCGGCGCATCGCCTCCACCGCGTCCACTGCCTGCGACTCGGTGAACGCCTGCCTACGTGCCTCCAGACCGAGCTTCCCGGCGTCCACCGCCATCCGGTGCAGCCGGTCACGCTCCTGCCCGTACAAGGCCACCACCGGGGCGATCCCGGCCGCCTGCGTCACGTCCACGCCCGGGAACTGCGACGACCCCACGGTGACCACCTGCGACTCGCCCCAGGTGAGCGCCTGCGGACTGAGCTGCTGCACCAGGTCCCGCAGCGCCAGCACGTTGCCGTACGTCTCGTCCAGCCCGGTCTGGATGGCTTCATGCCACTCGATGGCGGTCGGCATCCCGTACTTGGCCACGTACACCGCGGCCGCCTGCTCCTGCTGCCGGCGTTCGGCGGCGGCCCGGGACTGGGGTGCCCGCCCGCCGTGCGAACCGCAGCGGGCCTGCTCGGCCATCGGGGGGAGCTCGCAGTAGCCGCCGTCAGGGTTGCGTTCGGAGACGCTGACCTTGGCGGCGCAGCGGCCGGCGATGGGTTCGCGGCTAGCCATCGTGGTGATGGGTGTCGGTGCCGATGCGCTGGTTGCCGCTCATGCCCGGATTTCCCCGTCGAGGTCGGTCGGGGGCGGCGCGTAGCCGTCGTCGCAGCAGTAGCAGCTGCTGGTGGTGGTGGTGTCGCGGAGTGCTCGGCCGATGAGGATGCCGGCTGCGGTTGCGGTGGTGAGCCAGGCGGCGGCGAGTGCGAGGGCGAGTGTCACGGGGTTTCTCCCTGGGTTCACCAGGCGGGGGCCTCGTCTGGTGGTGGTCGGATCGTAGCGTGGTGATGGATGCCACGTCCACGGCTAGTGGATGGTTTGTGCGGCCGTGTCGAGGTGGGTTCCGCAGCGGCGGCAGGTGTCGTGTTCGGGCTGGTGGCCGTACCGCTGGCAGAGCTCGGTTCGGAAGGCTTGCCGGCCGGGGGAGTCGTCGGTGGCGGGATGTGCGGGCCGGGCGGGGGGCAGGTCGAGGGCGGGGTCGGGCGGCTGTTTCCAGCCGAGGGTCTGGAGTTGGTCGAGGAGCCAGCTGGCGGTGTCGTGCGGGTCGGGCTTCGTTGCTGCGGCGCGGTCGCGGGTGAGTGCGTCGGCGACGAGGAGCCGGCTCTTGGCGAGGCGGGACTGGTCGGTGGTCATGCGGTCGCTCCGAGGGGGTGGGGGTGACAGGTCGGGCAGCGGGTGACGGTGCGGTCGTCGACCTCGAGGAGGCGGGTGGTCTGGTCGCAGTGGCCGCACCAGCCGGGCTTGGGGGCGGGCTTGGGGGCGGGCTTGGCGGCGTGGTCGCGGGCGAGCTCCCAGTTGCCGCGGAGCCGGCCGCAGGCGCGGCAGGGCGGGATGGTGTCGCGGTCCTGGCCGTGGTGCTTGGCGCAGAGTGGCGGTTCGTCGTCGAGTTCGCGGGGGGGCGGGGGAGCGCTCTTCCCTCCCAGATTCTCAACGTGAGGAACCCCTGAAACAGAACCTGAAACAGAAAGGGGGGGTTCGGCGATGGGTTCGGGGATGGGTTCCGTGGAACCCATCCGGGATGGGTTGCTTACGCACCTATCGTCGATCCCTTCCGGGATGGGTTCGGGGATGGGTTCCGCACCGGGGTTGAGGGCGGCGCGGGTGGCGCGGATGGCGGTGGTGCCGTCGACCGCGGTCTTGCCTTCCAGGGCGGGCAGTCGGCCGAGTTCGACGGCCAGGGCGGCGCGGATCGCTGGGGACTGGACGGCGGTGGCGGACTTGAGCGCGGACTTGAGCACGCCGGGGATGCGGTAGGACCCGTCGTTTCGGATGAAGGACCGGACCAGCACTTCTTCGGTGTCCTCGTCCACGACGAGGAATCGTGCGGCGGCGAGCCGTTCGATGGCTTCGTCGACGCTGCCGACGGTCCAGCCGTGGACGCAGCGGGACCATTTGCGCAGCTGCATCGGGAGCACGCCGGCCTGGTTCATGGACGGCTGGGAGAGCAGCAGCAGGTAGAGCAGTTGGGCGTCGGCGTCGAGGGCGCGCCATTCGGGGTCGGCCCAGATGCGGTGCTGGATCTGCCCGTAGTCGCGGGCCATCAGGCGGCCATCTGATGGGCGTGCTGGCGCCGGCGGTGCCGTGCGAGGTGGGCGGCGACCTCGAGCCCGCAGTCGGGGCAGGTGCGGCGGGTGCGTGCCTTCTGGGGGCTGGTGCGCCCGCCTGGTGGTCGGGAGACGGGGGTGTGTGCTCCGACCCGCCAGCGGATGACGGTGCGTTCGGCGACGCCGAGGGTTTCGGCGATGCGCAGGGCGGAGTGGCCGCGCCGCTGGAGGACGCGGAAGGCGGCGGCGAGTTCGTAGCGGTTGAGGTGGATGCTGCGGTCGCCGTTGGCGGCGCGTTCTACGGCGATGTCGTCGATGTCGTAGCCGTGTCGGCCGGCCGCTGGCGACACGCTGTCCCGGCGGCTCGGTGGTGGTGGTGGCTGGTCGGGCACGGTGCTGTTCCCCCTGGTCTTGGATGGTCGGGTCGGGCGTGCGCCTGGGCTCATGGCGCGCAGCCGTGCCCGCTGCTTCGGCGTGGTGCCGCCCCACACCCCCTGCGGTTCGTGCCGAACCGCGTAGGTGAGGCAGGGCAGGAGGATGGGGCAGCCGCGGCACAGTCCGGCGGCGGCCAGTGCTTCGGCGTTGCGGCCGGGCTCGGGATGGAACCTGTCGGGGTCGGTGCGCCGGCACGGCACGTCCGCCGGCACCGGCGGGTAGGTGGTCATGACGGCGTCTCGAACAGGTCGAGCTGGACGACCTCGGCGCACCGGTGCTCGGACACCTCGATGGTGTGCTCCATGGCGTTGCGCTCCTCGATGTGCGCGACGTACCAGCCGCAGGTCCAGCAGCGGGACCACAGCCACAGCTCGACGCTGGCCGGGTTGTGGGGCGGGTTCGGGCCGAGGTGGGTGCGGATGCTCTGCGCAGGAGGGGCGAGCTCCGTCATGCCGCACCCGCCTCACGCCACTGCTCGAGCACGTCGGTCGGGACGCGGCCGATGTCGGGCACGTGGATGCCCTGCTCTCGGGCCCACGCCCGGGCCTGCTTGTGCTCGCCGGGCTTGGATGCGGCGGCCGGCTTCTTCTTCCGCAGGGCGGCCTTCGCCTCGGCCAGGGCCTGCTCGAGCTCGGCTACGCGTTCCCGGGCGGCCTGCTGGGATTCCCATTCGGCCAGAAGGGTGTCGAGGGTGGCGAGCGCCTGGTTGGCCTTCTCGGCGGCCTTGCGGATCGGGGCGTGCTCCGATCGCAAGCCGGTGGCGACCTTGTCCTTCGTGGGGTCCACGGTGGTTCCTTCGATTCGAGTGGGCGGTGGCTGAACGGGCGGTGGTGTCGGCCTGGGTGGAGTCGGGCGGGCGGGGGCCTCCGGGAGAACGCGGCCGGGGCGCTGAGTGGCAGGCGGGCGTGGTGCCAGCCGTTGGGGGCGTGGGATGCGACCGGAGTTGTCGAGTTCCCAGCCGCGTTCCGAGGCGACCCGGAGGACGTCGCCTCGAGTCCAGCCCTTGGTGACGCCGTCCTCGGAGGCGAAGTCGACGGAGTAGCCGGCCTCGAGCAGGCGTGCGATCTGGTTGTCCTTGGTGCCGCTCATGCCGTGCGCCCGGTGTCGTCGGTGCGCGCGGCGGCCAGGTAGCGGTCGAGCGCACGGTGGGGGATGCGGAAGGAGCGGCCCACCCGCAGCGCGGACAGTTCCCGGCCGTGGACCAGCCGGTACACGGTCATCTTGGAGACGCGCATGATGGCGGCCGCCTCGGCGACGGTGAGGAACACGGAGGCGGGCTGGGCGGGGCCGGTCACGCTGCCACCTGCTCTCCGCGCTCGGCCGGGGCGACCGTGAAGGTCACGCCCGGGACGGCGCCGGGTGGCGGGTACGCCTTCGACCACTCGCACTTGACGACCTGGGCGTCATCTACCCACGCCCCGCCGGCGGTGATGGCGTCGAACAGGGCCCGCTCCAACTTGTCCCCGTCGGGCTTGCGGTCGGGCGCCCACCGGCGCTTGGGCGCGGACTTGGGCCGCGGCAGGGTGAAGGTGACGGCGACGGCCAGCGGGCCGGTGAGCGGTTCGGTGAGTCCGGCTGCCATGCACTCTTGCCGCACGTGCCAGGCGACGGTGTCCCGCCAGGGGCGGAGCCGCACGTTGTCGGAGATCATGCGTCCGCGGCCGACGGCGCGCATCGACCCCTGGGGGATGGGCTCGCCGAGCACGGTGACGGTCAGGGCGGTCAGGGCGGTCACGCTGCCTCCAGTCCGGCGCACTGGCAGGCGACGCCTTCGACAGTGCGGGTCAGGTGTCGCCAGGCGTGCAGCGGGCAGCCGGGTACCAGCCCGGGGCCTGGCTCGTGGCGTCTCGGCACACCGGCGCGCGGGTTCCAGCCGTAGGCGTTGATCTCGGCCACCAGCTCCCCGCAGGCGCCGCAGCGCACCACCTTGTGCCCGACCATCTCCCCGACGTGCCGGGCCGGTCCGTACGGGCCGCCGCCGGGGCACCAGCGGGGCGGGATCAGCCGCTCGGGGTCGAAGCGCAGCTCGACGCCGGGGGTGATCGGTGACGGGTGCCCGGCGCCTGCGGCCCGGCCTTCGCACGTGCCGCACAGCGGCGCCCCGTCGGTCGGGAGTTCGACGGTGGCGGGCTTCTCCGAGGTGATCGTCTGGCCGCACCAGACGTGGTAGGTGGCGTGGTCGAAGTGCGGGTACTGGACCCCGGAGCGGACCCGGTGCCACCGGCTCGGGTTGCGCAGCCACCGGGGTCCCGTCCAGAGCACCGTGGGCTGCCGCCCGTGCGGCATGGAGTAGCTCAGCGGCGGCTCGTAGCGGACCGCGCCCAGGTCGACGACGGTCATGGCGCCGTCCTCGTGCACGATGGGCAGTGGTCGATGTTGCCGACGTCCTGGGTCCAGCCGGCGGCTTCGGCTTCCTCGTAGGCGGGGTCCACGTAGGCGCTGCCGGTGGCCAGGAAGGCGCGGCACTCGGGTGGGGTGCGGTCAGGGTGTACCGCCTGGCAGGAGATGAGGATCCGGGCGGTCACGAGTCGTCCTCGCCGAACCGCTGCAGGTACTCGACCAGCGGCACCTTGACCCAGCCGTGCTCGGCCGGGGTCTTGGGCCGGTGGCGGTTGGTCTCGTTCAGCTCGTCTTCGACGTCCTTGGACGCCCAGCCGACCCACACCCCGTCGTCCTCGTGCCGGATGCTGCAGGAGTACAGGCCGTGCCCGGCGAAGGTGACTCCGGGCATCCCGAACTGGCCGAGCTCCTTGCGCTGGTCCGGCGTGGACAGCCGCTTCATCTCGTCGAGGAGCTTCTTCCCCGGCCCGTTCGCGCGGGGGCGGACCAGGTGGTCCTCCTTGACCGGGCGGAACCAGCCAGCAGGCAACCGGTCGTCCATCTTGCGGGGCCAGTCGAGCCCGGTGAACGCGCCGCTGTCGCGGACCCAGATCTGCCGGACCCGCCGGTCGCGATCGTCCGTCTCCGGAACGTCGGCGGCGTCCCAGAACTTCGCGGCCCAGGCCCACCGCTCCGCGGCGATCTTCGTGGCGCGCTCACGGACATCGGCGGACCAGGCCAGCACCTCCGGGGTGCTGTTGCGGTAGACGAGGCGGGGCAGGCGGTCTCTCATCGCGCACGCCCGCGGATGCTCGGCTCGACGGGCTCCCCGCCGTCCCAGTCCGGCGGCGGCTCGTCGGCGGGCGTCTCCTCCGTAGCGGGCGGCGCTGCCGGCTGCTGCTTCCGCGGCTCCGGCGCCTTCGGCTCGGCCGCCTTCGGCTTCGCCCCGGTGATCTCGTCCGACGTCACCCGGGCCTGCGGGAACTCGTCCTCCCGCGTCACCTCACCGTTCGTGATCGACCGCCACACCACGCCCAGCGACGCCACATCCTCCGGCGTCCACTGGTCGGCGCGCCGCCCGACCCGGTCCACCAGCTGCTGGTCGGTGACACCCAGCTTCCGCATCGCCCCGATCAGGTCGTCGATGCGCACCGCCAGCGGCTTCCCGCCGCCCTCCTGCAACGTCTTCCGGCACCGCTCCTTCGCTTCCTCGGTGAACCACTTCGGGAGGATCGCGAAGATCTGCTCGCGCAGCCGGCGGGCGCCCATGTTGGCGTTGTTCTCGTAGATGTCGCGCAGGTCGGTCAGGTCCACCGCACCGCCGGTCCTGTCCCGCTTGTGCGGCACGATGAAGGTGGTGGAGGCGCGGGTGTTGTTCTGCACGTCCCACGCGAACGCCTGCATCTCCGACTGGCCGTGGGCGTCGTCGCGGCGCAGTTCGGCCAGTCCGTACTGCAGGTTGCCGAAGCAGCGGGCCAGCTCGCGGGCCAGGTGCACCGTCTCCCCGGTCACCGCCGAGCCGCCACGGTTGTAGCGGAAGAACGCTCGCTCGGCGAGGAACTGCATCCCGCAGGAGTCCAGCATCTGCTGGCGGGCGTTCTGCAGGTTGCGCGGCACCTCCTGGGCGACGCGGACGGCGGCGGCCACTTCGGCGACGGCGCGGGCCTGCTCGACGGCGGTGGCCTGGCCGACGCGGTCGGCGGTGGCGGGGGACTGATTGCGTCCGATGGTGTCGATGTCGGTGCTGGTCATGGCGTGCTCCTTCTGTCGTGGGTTGGTCAGGGGGCGGTGTCGGCGAACTCGCGGGCGACCCACGGGGGTGGGCTGACCAGTTCGACCTGGTCGGAGTAGCCGGGCCAGCGGCCGGTGCGCTGGCAGTCGGCGAAGATGGACAGCGCCCGCTGGTTGAGGATTCGGCCGATGCGCAGGGCGTCGACGTCGAGCTCGCAGACAGTCACCGGGTAGGGCGCGGTCTTCTCCTGGACGACGAACACGAACGCGATGTCGTCGGCCAGGCCGAGAGCGGAGACGGCGTCGATGTACCAAGCCGCCTGCTGGTGGTAGCCGTGGTCGAACACGGCTCGCGCGAACTTGCCGGGCTCGGCGCAGGCAGCGGTCTTGTAGTCGGCCAGGATCAGCCGGCCGCTCTTGGTGAGCTTGGGCAGCCAGTCGAGGCGCGCCCGGCGCCACACCGGGGTGGGCTGCGGACCTTCCGGGGTGGTGACGAGTACCTGCTGCTGCCAGAACAGGGACTGCTCGGGCTTGCCGCCGCGGGCGTGGTCGAACAGGGCCGCGGCCATGGGGTGCAGCCGGATGGCGGCGGCCATGGCCTCAACCTGGGCTACCTCGGCGGCCAGCAGGGGCACCTTGCCGGCCGCGTAGGCGGCGTCCCGGTGCTCGCGGGCAGCCTTGGTGCGCCAGTCGTCGGCGTCCACTTCGACCACGTCGGCGCCGATGCCGAGAACGGCCTTGTGCGCGGCGTGCCCGAGATCGAAGGTGCGCTTGTGCCCGGCCCCGTGGTCCCGCTCGTACCGGTAGATGGCCGGGCAGGACGGGGGCAGGAGCTTGCGGGCTCCGGACGACGACAGGGACTCGGCGGGTACCGGGTCGGAGTGGTAGACCTCCTCGGGCATGTCGGCATAGATGCCGGGTTTGGTGACCTGGGTTGGTGCCAGGGCTTCGGCCGCGGTCATGCCGTACGCTCCGCGGTCTCGACCCATGCGCGCATGGGCCACTCGCCGTGGGGCAGGTCCTCGGTCTTGCCCTGCCGGATCAGGTACTCGCGGAACGACGCGGCCTGCTCGGACGCCCACTGGACCTGCGCGGCGTGCAGCTCGGCCAGGGTCTTCTCCGCGACCGTCGGGTACCGCTGCGCGATGCGCCACGCCACCCGGGCCGCCGCCAGGGCGTCCGCGGTCGCGTCGTGAGCGCCGTCGATCCGCACCCCGTAGAAGGCGCACTGGGCCACCAGCTTCCGCGACCCGCGCCGGTACGACACGTGCTTGTCCAGCACGAACGCGTCCACGCAGTGACCGGGCTCCAGCGGGGGCCGGCCGTGACGGCGCAGCTCCCGATCGAGCAAGGTGCAGTCGTACGCCAAGTTGAACCCGACGACGGGCAGGCCGAGCGCCCAGAACGAGGCGAGCTGGTCGGCGATCTCCCCGACGCCCTCGGCCGCGGGCTGCCCTTCGTTGCGCGCGCGCTCGGTGGTGATGCCGTGGACGTCGGTGGCGCCCTGCGGGATGTCGATGCCGGGGTCGAGCAGCCACGTCATCGGTTCGACGGGCTGGCCGGGCTGGATGAGCGCCACGCAGGCGGTGACGATCCGCGCCGTCTCCGTGTCGATGCCGGTTGACTCGCAATCGAATGCGACGAGAGGTCCTTCGTGCCAGGCCGTCATGACGCCCTCCGGGCCTGGAAGCGGCCGGTCGTCGGGTGCTGCTCGATGCCCGCGTAGGCGATCGCCCGGCGGTTCTTGGACTGCTGGCTCTGAGTGGCCCAGCGGCAGTTCTCGGGGCTGTACGGCCCGTCGTTGTCGACCCGGTCGAGCGAGAGACCGGCGGGGCGCTCGCCCATGTCGGCGACGAAGTTCCAGAAGTCCTCACGCCACCGGTCGCAGACCGTGATGCCGCGGCCGCCGTACTTGGCCCAGCTCGCGTGCGTCGGCCGCGAACAGCGGCCGAGCATGTCCATGTAGGTGTCGTAGAGCGGGTGGAACGTCTTCCCGCCACGCCAGTTCGAGTTGCGGTCGGTGACCCTCGAACGTGCCCGGACGCGCGCACCACAGGAGACGGAGCAGTACGTCTGCCGGTTGGACGGCGCGACGAACGACGTCGAGCACTCCGGGCAGACCTTCGGGTAGGCGGTCATGCCGCACCGGTCCCGATGCAGTCGGGGCACAGCCGGTCGCCGTCGTCGACGGTCTGCGTGTCACCGCAGTAGTCGCACCGCGGCCCGTCGTACTCCATGCGCCCGTCGCCGATCATGTCGACGATCGGGGCGGCCATGACCAGCCGGTCGAAGGCCGGGTCGGGGGCGCTCATGCCGCCACCGCCTTGCGGGCGTAGCGTGCGGCGGCCATGAGGGCGGCCACCACCTGGTTGACGGTGCGGTCGGGTTCGTCGTTCCAGCCGCCCACCGTCTCGATGACGTCCAGGCCGCCGTCCTCGGTGACGCAGCGGGGCGCGCCGAGCTCGTTGACGAGGTAGTCGGCGAGGGCCTCGACGGCGGCTGTGGCGTCGGGGCGGACGCTCCGGTCGACGTAGCGGGGGTCCCCGTCGGGGTCGGACGGGTCGGCGGCGTAGGCGACCACACCGAGGGCGCAGCGGCAGCCGTCGGTCTCGACGAAGAACTTCCGCCCCCACGGCACCTCGCCGCTGGCGAGCGCTCGGGCAGCGCGGTGAAGAACGAAGCTGGCGGTCATGCCGCCACCTCGATCTGATCCGCGTCCTCCGCGTCGTTGGCAAGCAGCGGGGAGCACACCCACTCGACGTGCTCGACGGTGCGGGTGACGGTCTGCTCGGGCCGCAGGTCGGCCTCGGTGACCGCGGGGATGACCTCGGTGACCTCCTCGGTGCCGGTGACGACCCGCTCGCAGACGGCGTCACGGTCCAGCCACAGGTCGACGGGCACACCGCCACACATGCCGTCCAAGGTCAGGTAGGCGCCGCCCACGGACTCCTTCTTCTGCCACCTGCCGCCACCGAGCGAGCGCCGGAGGCGGGCGGCGATCTCGGCCTGGTTCTCGCCGTCGTGGATGAACAGGGCGATCGGCCCCTGCGGGTAGGGGCAGTCCGGGTCAGACGCGATGACGTCCGCCAGGTGGCGGAGTCCGGCCGCGTAGGCGGCGCGGGCCTCCGGGTCGGTGGTGCTCGGGTAGTCGGTGCGGGGGAGGGGCTTCGGTGCGGTCATCGGAGGGCCTTCCGATCGGTGGTGTTCTCGCCGTCCGGGCGGTCGACGAGGCGGGACAGGAAGCTGTCGGGGTTGCGCAGCAGCACCAGGGCCGCGGCGGACACGAACGCGAAGGCCAGGCACGCGATCTGCAGGGCGTCCGCCTTCTCCTGCACGGTCACAGCCCGACGCCGATGACCTGGGCGGCGATGACGGTGAGCGCCCCGGCCATGAACGTGACGCCGCGGCGGGCGCCGGCCTTCACGTCCTCCACGAACGGGGAGGTGCGGAAGCGGTGCCAGCGGTTCGGGCGCCGGTAGATGGCGGTCACCGGCGGGCGCAGCCACGGGGCGTCGATCGGCTCGGTGTCGGGCAGGTTCAGCACCTGGCCGTCGATGACGGGGATGCGGGTGGTGTCGGTGCGCATCACGCCACCTGCGCCGGGGTGGTGACGGGGAGACCGGCGGCGGTGAGCAACTGGGTGATGACGCGGGCGAGGACGTCGGGGCCGCGGCGGCGGGCGGCGTGGATCTGCTCCTGCGCGCGGGGCGCGTCGAGGACGCGGCGGCGGGCCTTCTCGTAGGCGACGCCGGGGCAGCGGGGGGCGTCCTCGGCGGCGCGGCCCCAGCAGGCGTAGTGCCCGCAGCTGGTGTCGCCGCTCGAGCCGTCGCAGTCGCAGCCGTTGCGGCACGTCTCGCAGGGCCGGAGAGCGGCGCGGTCCTCGCGCACGCCGCGGAGCTGGGCGGCGGCGTAGCCCTCGCCGGGCATGGGGGTGACGAAGGTGATGCCGCCGATGTTCTGGCGGCCTGTGCGGGGGAGAGCGGTACGGTTCACGGTGATCGACTCCTTGTCAGTCGGTCGAGATGGACGGCGTCCCGGGCCTGGGGCGCCGTTCGTCGTTCGGGGGTCAGGCGGCCTGGTCGTCGCCCATGGCGCGTTGCGCCGCGATGCGGTGTTCCAGCTCGTCGACGCTGGGGCCGCCCGGCCGGTGAGCTGCCTCCGCCGCCTGCCTGGGGGTGAGCTCGTCCTGCTCGGCGAGGGCCTGGGCGAGCGCGGCGCCGGCCGCGTCGATGCACTCCTGCCGGGTGCGGCTCACCGGGACGCCACCTCGGTCATGCGGGCCAGCAGGCCCTCCGGCAGGCGGGTCGACACCAGCAGCCCGCCGTCGTTGACGGACTCCACGCCGTCGACGACGGCGCGCACCATGCCGAGCAGCTCGTCGCGGTCGGCGACCACGGCGGCCACCTCGTCGGGGCTCATGCCGCCCTCCTCTGCTGGACGACGGAACGTCCCGTGTCGATAGAAATCGAGGGCACAAAGAGGATCTCGGTGTCGATCCCCAGCCGCCTCGCGATGGCTTCGGCGACCCGCGGCGTGCAGGTCTTCTTGCGGCCCTTCACCAGGTGGCTGATGAAGCCCTTGCTGACCCGGGCCGCGTCGGCCAACTCCTGGTAGGAGACGCCGGTTGCGTGCATCTGCCGCGCCAGCCTCTCCTCGCTGATGAGCCGCATCCATGTCCCCTTCGGCCAGCGCGTTCGTGTTCTCGTCTGTCTCACAGCTTCCTCCCGGTAGACCCTTCCGTCAAGGCTTGCGGGATAAAACATCCTCTGTCGGTAGACACCTGTCAAGAACTCACAGCGTTGTTCTTTCGCTGGCAGGGGAAACGCCCCGCTCGGCCTGTCACTTGCTGGTAGACGGAAGGCATAGCCTCGGCGAGTGCAAACGGGTAGACCGCAAGGCGGGCCGCATGGTTGAGCGTGACAGCACGGGCGGCGACAGTCCTTCCGTGCCCACGATCGCCGATCTCCTCCAGGAGTACCGACGGCTGACGGGCGCTTCCTACGAAGCCATGTCGGAGGTCGTCAACCGTGAGATCACCACAGGCCGGCTGCACCAGCTGGCCACCGTGCCACCCAAGTCGTTTCCGCGGGATGCAGGGACGGTGCAGCGCCTCGCCGACCTGCTGCAGGTGCCGGTCGCCACCATCGTGCTGGCGTTCGCGGCGTCGCTCGGGCTGCCGGTGTCGCAGCAGGGGTCACATCTGTCGATCACGCTGCCACCGGGCACCGACAGTCTCGAAGCGAAGGACGTGGAAGCCATCCGCGCGGTGGTGCGGCAGCTGGTGGAGGCCCGCAACCGGGCCGCCCACGCAGGCGGCTCGGGTGAGGCGGGGGAGCTTGTGCAGATGGCCACAGGTCGCGGCAAGGCGACATCGGCGATCTCTCGCCTGCCCGACCTGGCGCGGCCGGAGTTGCCGGACCTGTCGCGGGTGGCGGCCCGGCGCGGGGAGTCGGAGGGGCGGCGGCGGCGGCAGGAGCAGGACGAGGACGCCGACCGTTAGGTCCGTGCCGGTTCCGCAAGTTTCGTCCCACTAGTCACACGGACCACGCCGTGTCGCAGCAGCCATGTAGACAGTCAGTCATGGGGGACTACGCAGGGCGATGGAGCCCATGGAGGCATCTGCGGCAACAGCACCCAGGAGTCGACGTCCGCGAAGCTGAACTGCCAGTCGGCTTCATGGGCTTCTGTGACCACTACGAGCGCACCATCTGGCTGGACTCCCGGCTCACCTGCGCCGAGCAGCGGGCCACCCTCGCCCACGAGATCGGGCACCTCGAGCTGGACGTGCACGCAGGGGGGCGCTGGTACTCGGCGCCGGAATGGAAGGTGGACCAGTGGGCGGCCCGCCGGCTGATCGAGCTCGGCGCGCTGCTGCGGGCCTTCCAGTGGACGGCCGATCTCGACGAGATGGCCGAGGAACTGTGGGTGGACCGGCACACGCTGCGGGTGCGGCTGCGGTGCATGACCGATGAGGAGCAGGACGCGGTGATGGGCGCTATCAGCAAGCGGTGGACGGCGGCGTGAGCAGGCGGCTACGGCCGGTCCCCTTGGCCAGCCCGCGTGCGGTGCTGTACCTGCGGCAGTCGGTGTCCCGCGACGACTCCATCAGCCTCGAGCTGCAGGAGACGGCGTGCCGGGACTACTGCGCGCGCCGCGGCTACTCGGTGGTCGAGGTCATCTCCGATCCCGGCATCTCTGGGCGCACCTGGAACCGGCCGGGTGTGCAGCGCACCTTGGACCTGGTCGAGACGGGGAAGGCCGACGTCATCGTGCTGTGGCGCTGGTCGCGGCTGTCCCGGTCCCGCAAGGACTGGGCGGTTGCCGTGGACCGGGTCGACGTCGCCGGCGGGGCCATCGAATCGGCCACCGAACCCGTGGACGTGTCGACCGCGGCCGGGCGGCTGCAGCGCGGCATGTTGGCCGAGCTGGCCGCCTGGGAGTCGGAGGTGAAGGGCGAGCAGTGGAAGGAGACCCATGCCCGCCGACGCTCGAAGGGCCTGCACCACTCGGGCGGCCACCGGCACGGCTACGTGTACCGGGAGGACAAGACGTGGGAGCCGGACCCGGACATGGCGCCGCTGGTGGTGTCCCTGTACCAGCAGTACGTGGCGGGCAAGGGGTACGCCAGCTTGGCCGACTGGTGCCGGGCGGTTGGGCTTCCCCCGCGGGTGCCGGGTACGCAGTGGACCCAGCGTGGGGTGGCGTCCGCGCTGCAGTCGGGGTTCGCCGCCGGCCTGATCAACGTGCACGACCCGGACTGCGGGTGCCGGAAGGCGAGCAGCTGCACGCGCCGGCTGATGCTGCCCGGCTCGCATGAGCCGATCGTCGACCAGAAGCTGTGGGAGGCCTTCGTGGCGGAGCGGCGACGGAGGGCCGGCACGCCGGCGCGGCTGCTGTCTCCGGGGACGCCCTTGGCTGGGCTGGTGCGCTGCGGGTCGTGCGGCTATTCGATGCCGTCGATGGGGCGGAAGCGCCGCGGCTACCAGTGCCCGAACCGGGGGTGCGCGGAGCCGTCGTCGGTGACGTTGGCGCGGGCGGAAGCGGAGGCGGTGGAGTGGCTGCGCGGCTACGCCGACGACGTCAGCCGGTCGGCGGCGATCGCCTCCTCCGATCAGGCGTCGCGGGCTACGGCGAAGTCGGCGGTGACCCGGCTGGCGCGGGCGGTGGCCCGGCTGGACGCGGAGTTGGTCACGCTCACTCGGGAGTACGGCCGAGGTGTGATCCCGGAGGGCGCGTACGTGGCGGCCCGGGACGAGCTGGCACGGGAGCGGGAGGCGGCGCACGGCGAGTTGGATAGGGCGGCGGCGCGGCTGGCGCCAGCGCGACCATCCCGCCGTTCGGCGGCCGACGTGATCGCGCACTGGGACACCCTGCCGCCGGCGAAGTTGAACAAGGTGCTGCAGCCGCTGCTGCGGGTGGTGGTGTCCCGCGGCCCGTGGCGGTCGGAGGTGCGGGTTGTTCCGGCGTGGGAGTGGACGCCGGGAGCCGGCCGCCCTCCTGCTGCTGGTTAGCGAACGGTGCTGAACGTCACCGGTCCTGAACCCGCATGACGTCTTCCGGGCGGCGCCCGGACGCGCCGATTCCTTGCGAGACGACAGCTTCCCGCCGTGGTGGGCTGCCCACAACCGACACCCTCTGGAGGGGATTTCGTGAACCGCACCTTGACCGCCGCCGCCGCTGGTGCGGCGTGTGCCGTGCTCGCCTTGTCCGGCTGCGGGAGCAGCTCGGGGGACGAGGGCGGGGCGATCGTGTACTGCCACCAGTTCATCGAGGACCGGCTGCAGTCGCCGTCTTCGGCGGACTTCCCGTCCAACAGCGAGCACCAGGTGACGGAGGTGGGGGAGCAGCGGTGGCGGGTGTCGTCGTACGTGGACGCGGAGAACGCGTTCGGGGCGTCGCTGCGCACCGACTGGACGTGCGAGATCTCCTACGACGAGTCGGCGGAGACGTGGACGTTGGAGGACCTGCAGGGGCTGTGAACGACGAACCGCCCCCGCCCAACCCTCATGGGGTCGAGCGGGGGCGGCTGCGATGTATCCAACGGAACCCCGCCGTGCTCTATTACGCATCAGAGCCGAGGGGGAGCCGTGCCGTGGTGGGGTTTGGCGTTGTGCGTGTGGCCGTTCGCGGCGGGTGTCGTCGGCCTGGGGGTGGGGCGGCTGCTCAGACGTCTCCTGGCGCTTCCCGTCAGCTCCCCGGCGGGAGGACGAACGACAGCGACACGTAGGGCAGTGAGGTAGGCCGCGTCGCGGTGCGGGTGCCGGTGGCCGCCGTGGACGACAGCGGCTCGTCGGCCGCAGCCACGCCCACGTGGTAGCTGCCGTACACGTCGGCGCGTTCGGTCATGCCGCCCGGCGTGGTGGTGCCGCCGTCGCCGCCGATGAATGTGGTGGTGCCCTGCATCCAGGCGGAAACCAGCAGCCCGTCGACCACGCCGGTGGTGGAGGGTGCGACGAGGCTGGTGGAGTTCGACCCGGAGCCGCCCCATGCGATGTTGGTGGGTTCCCCGGCGGTGTCGTAGGCGAGGATGGCGGCGACTCGTGCGGCGGCGTCGCCGTTGAGGATGGGCACCACCACGGGGTCGGTGTCGGAGCCGGTTGCCTGGCGGGTGAACAGGAACGCCCGGCCCGCGCTGCCGGAGAACGTGGAGTTGGCCGAGGTGCGGGTCCAGCCGGTGGGGTCGCCGATGGATGCCTCACTGTCGAGGAATCGGGAGCCCATCATGATGAGGACGAGCCGGTCCCCGGCCTGCACGCCGGTGGGTAGGGGCACGGAGATGTCGGTGTTGGCCGCGGCCTGCTGCACGCCGCTGGACGCCGACCGGAACGCCGGCGGGCTGGTGGCGGGGGCGGCCGACCACGCCAGGGTGGCCCCGACGTACACGGCGGTGGCTGCGGTGCTACCGACGTAGACGGCGGCGGGCTGCGCTCCGGCGCTCAGGACCATCAGGGGATCACCACGTAGGCGGTGGTGGCGTCCTTGCTGCCGATGGCGTCGTAGGCGGCCTGGGTGCCGATCCACAGCTTGGCGTTGGTGGTGGCTGCGGTGACCTTGGTGTCGGCGACGGCCTTGACGCCGGCTGGGGTGACGGCGCGCGCTGTGTCGGTGCCGGTGGTGGCCTCGGTGGTGGTGGCGAGTTCGACGACGCCGGTGGCGCTGGTGGTGGCCGCGCCCACGCCGAGGGTGATGGTGTCGGCGGCGTCGTCCACGGTTTCGGTGAGCGGGGCGGTGACGTTGAGGGCGGTGGCGATGGTGTCGCGCACGACCTCGGGGTCAGTTGTGCCACCACCGGCGGGCAGGGCGGTCCATGCCCCGGTGGCGCCGTCCACGTAGGTGCCGGCGGCGGGGGTGCCGCTGCCGAGGCGGGCGGTGGCGAGCACCCCGGAGGTGACGGCGGACGCGGGGTGGGTGTGGGATGCGGCGGCCGCGCCGGTGGCGGTGCGGGCGGCTGCCGCGTCCACAGCCTTGAGCACGGCGCGCCCGGTCTCGGTGGAGCCGACGAGCGGCGTGACCTCGTCCTGCACGTCCTGGTGGGTCTGCGGTGGCCATGCCATCAGTGGTCTCCCTGCGTCGGTGTGGTCATGAGTGGGCTGCCCACGGGTCGGTGCCGGTCCAGGTGCCGGCGGCGATCCAGTTGGGTTCGGCGGTGGCGGGCTGGATGACCAGCGTCAGGGACACGTACGGGTAGGAGGTGCCGCGGGCTGCTGCCCGCACACCGGTCGGCCCGTCGGCGGTGATCGGCTCGTCTGCTGCGGCGATGCCGTTGTGGTAGTCGCCGTGGAAGTCGACCCGCTCGGTCATGGACACCGGCGGGGTGGTGCCGGAGCCGCCGATGAACGTGTCGCCGCCCTGCATCCACGCGCACAGCAGCCGCCCGTTGGCGACGCCGGTGGTGGTGGGCGCGTCCAGGGATGTGGCGGCCGTGCCGGACCCGCCCCAGGTGACGCCGGAGATCCCTGCCGCGGAGCTGTAGGCGAGGATGGTGGCGGTGCGCGCCGATGCGTCCCCGTTGAGGATGGGGACGGTGACGGTGCCGCCCAGGTCGGCGGACTGCGCGCGGCGGGTGAACAGCAGGGCGTGCCCCGCGGTGCCGGCGTAGCTGGAGTTGGTGGCCGCCCGCGTCCACCCGGCAGGGGTGCCCACGTTGGCCTGCGTGTCCAGGAACCGGTTGGTGCGCATCACGAGCAGCATCAGGTCCCCGGCCTGCGTGCCTACCGGCACCGGCGCCGTCAGCGAGGTGTCGGCGGCGGCCTGCTGCGCGCCCGTGGAGGCGGCCCGGAACACCGGGGTGGCCGTGGGGGCGGCCGGGAGAGTGACCGGCTCCGACGTGGCGCCCAGCGAGTAGTTGCCCGCCGCGTCCACCGCCGACACCGAGTAGGTGTGGGTGCTGCCCGCGGCCAGCCCGGTGTCGGTGAACGACAGGCCGGGCACGCTGGCGGCGATGGTCTGCGTGCCGCGGCGCACCCGGTAGCCGACCACCCCCACGTCGTCGGTGGCCGCGGGCCACGACACGTCGACCGTGCTCGAGGAGGTGGCGGTCGCGGTCACCGTCGCCGGGCCGTTCGGCGGGGTGCCGTCCCCGCCGGTGGGCTTGGACCACAGCAGCTCGGCGCCCCGGTAGACGGCGGTCACCTCGCGGGCGCCCAAGCGCACGCCGGTCACCTCGGCGTCGCCCAGGTACAGGCCGGGCATCAGAGGGACCGGGTGCCGTGCACCAGGGTGCGCAGCCCCTTACCGGGCACATGCACCTGCTGCGACAGCACGGCCGCCCGGGTGGGGTTCATCAGCTGGTAGATGTCGAGCACGATGTTGCCGTAGCTGTCGCCGATCAGGTTCCCGGAGTAGTCCACGTTCTGCGGGTTGTTGACGGTGCCGGACTTGGTGTGCGCCCGCAGCGGCGCACCGAACAGCGTCGACTCGTTGATGTCGGTCAGCGTCGAGGTGGACACGTCCGGCTTCACCATGAACGTGGACGTGTTGGCGCCCCGCCCGTCGATGAAGATGCGGTCCATGCGCACCTGCCCGGCCATCTGCTGCACCCCGTCCTGGTGGTGCCCGGCCGGGTTGGAGGTGGCCATCGAGTGCATGAAGATGTACTTGCCGTACATGAGGCCGCCGGTGCCGTAGAGCCGCAGCCCGTCGTAGTGGCGGACGATCTCCACGAACTCCAGGGTGACGCGGGAGTTCTGGTGGACTTCCATCATGCCGGTGAGGCCGGTGTTGCCGCCGCCGTCGAGGAGGGCGTGGCGCAGGGTGAGGTGGGCGTTGCCGTTGACGCGGATGTCGGCGCCGCGCATGGTGATCTGCTCGATGGTGACCACGGCGGAAACGGTGAGCCGCCCGGTGATGGTCTTGCCGCGCAGGGCGTCGGCCTGCGCCTGCGTGGTGACGGTGGTGGCGCCGACGGTGCCGGTGCGGGGGATGCGGCGGGGGGCCAGGTTGTCCAGGTACCAGCGGCGCATCGTCTCGATGTTCTTGGTGGCCCAGGCGGTCGCGTAGGAGGCGTCGAGGTCGGTGGGGTCGACCGGGTCCGGGTTCTCCGGGTCGGTCGGCTCCGGCTCCGGCAGGGGCGCGGTGGCGGACACGGTGAACGTGTCGGTGTGCGCCTGCGAGGCCACGCCGTCGCTGTACTGCACGACGGTGGTGAGGGTATGCGTGCCGGCGCCCAGGGTGGACAGGTCCAGGGGCAGCGCCGCGAAGTTGGAGGAGGCGTCACCGGCGCCCATCAGGTCGTAGGGGGCGAACGCTTCCCCGTAGGCGCGGAACCCGTTGTCGAGGTTGAAGTCGACGCGGGCGATGCCGGGCCCGGCCGGGACGAACACGTAAATCTGCCCGGACAGGTCGGTCTTGCCGGCCAGCGTGACCGGGTTGGTCCGGTCGCCGGAGGTGGAGTAGACGACGGGGGAGGTGACCGGGAGCGGCTGCGTGGGGGCGGTGACGGTCACGCCCTGCGTCTGGTTGGACGACTTGCCGTTGTCGTCGGTGACGACGAGGGTCACCTGGAAGGTGCCGCCCGCGGCGTAGGTGCGGGTGGCGACCGGGCCGGTGGCGGTGGCGCCGTCACCGAAGTCCCAGGCGTAGGAGGCGATGGACGCCCCGAACGCCGCCGTGGAGGACCCGGAGCCGTCCACCGACAGGGTGAGCCCGGTGGCGCTGTAGGTGAAGGTGGCGACGGGGGCGGGCGGTTCTTCCTCGGCGAGCTCGGCGACGGTGAAGTAGATGGCGGTGTCGGCTGGGCTGGTGAGGGCCGCGTAGTCGTCGGCGGTGATGGCCCGCAGTTCGGTGATGCCGTATCCGGCGACGGCGGACATGACGGTGCGGGCTTCCTGTGGGCTGTCGGCGGTGGCGACGCTGCGGCCGATGCTGGTGGCGTCGCCGAGGGACGCGACGGGCTGGGTGCCGGTGTGGCTGGACCGGTCGCGCAGGTCGACGTCGGCGCCGGAGAAGTCCCACACTCCGGCGGGGGTGACGGTGGGGGCGGCTTCGACGACGGACAGCACGTCGCCGGTGACTCCGGCCAGCGCCAGGTCGGCGGCCTCGCGGGCGGCGACGGCTTCGATGAGCGCCTGGTCGGCGGTTTCCTGCACGTCGATGGCGGCGTCGCGGGCCTGGTCGGAGACGACGGGGATCTGCACGGACCCGAAGTCGAGGACGCCGTGGCGGATGTCGGCGGTGAACGCGGGGGAGGCGCCCTTGGGTCCGACGACGATCGGGCGCGGGGAGCCGTTGAGGTCGTAGGTGGGGACGGATGGCTGCCCGGCGGCGGGCCGCAGCACTCCGGTGGTGCCGGTGGCGGCGAGTTCGCCGGTGGTTTCCACCAGCACCGCGACCGCGGGGTACGTGTAGTCGGGCATCTGCGTGGCCTCCAGGGCGTCGGTCGGGGTGGTGCTAGAGCAATGCGTGGACGGCGCGGTCAGCCAGATAGGCGACACATGCCGCGGTGGTGGCCGCTGCGGCGCCGATGGCGGCCACGGCGGGTGCGTCCCGCCAGAACTGCGACGGGCGCCGGCCCTTGCTGAACGGGGCCGCGGTGCGCACCGCGGCCCACATCAGCCAGCGGCGCACCGGGTCCGTCCCCTCCTCCCGAAGGACGCGGCGGAACACCCCGTCCGTCTGCCGAGAGGTGATCAGCCCGGCGGGGATTCCATCGGTGATGAACCAGTCGTGCAGGGTCGCGGCGAGAGTCCAGACGCCGGTGCGGGGGACGAGCCACTGCACGAACCACGGCACGGTGGCGAAGTCGGTGCGGTAGCCGGAAGGGATCGTCCAGTGGTCGACGCGCCCCTGGTAGGAGAGGGGGGCGACGAGCTCCCATGTGGTCGGGTCGACGTGGCGAACCAGCAGCGGGGTGGTGAACGGCATCAGCCCGCCTGGATGCGGTCGACGTGCGGTGCGAGCCACCCGGCGGCCCACGAGCACACCGCCACGGTCACCCCGCCGATGAGCCCCACGTACTCGATGGGCAGCGTCGCCGGGCCGTTCCCGTCGAGCAGCAGGTCGTCGATGATGCGCACCAGCACCGGGGTGATCAGGGCAGCAGCCCCGGTGGCGGCACCAGCAGCGGCCTTCACCTTCGGCTCCGTGCCGAACTTCACGGACGGCTCCTGCACGCGGTGTCGGCCGCGTGGGTCAGTCACAGTCGCCTCCTAGTTGGGCAGGTTGGCGAGGATGAGCGACAGCAGGCCGATGATCAGCACCCCGGCCGTCAGGCTGGTGGTGAGCGCGTACCGGCGCTGCGCGGCGATCCGCTCGTCCTGCGCCTTCTGCAACGCCTCCAGCCTCGCCACCTCCGTCTCCACCCGGCCGTCGAGCTTGGTGACCTGGTTGCGCAGGTCGGAGTGCCGGGCCTCGTACTCGCCGCGGGGCAGGAACTCCCGCGTCAGCCCCTCCATGCGGGTGGTCAGGTGGCCCTCGAGGCGCACCACATGGGACTTGAGGTCGTCGATGGCACCCAAGATCAGGTTGGTGACCGTCGGGTCATCCTGGTTGCCTCCCCGCTGCACTGGCACAGTCACGCCACCCGCCCGGTCAGGCGGGTCCACCGATGCCCGCACCCGGGGCATCGCCGATGGCCTCGACCAGTGCCTGCACAAGCTTGGCCTGCGCGGGGGAGTCGAACTCGCCGACGAGCATCCGGCCGCGGCGGTCCATCAGGTCCCAGGTGGCGGGGTGAACCCACATGTGGGTCGCCCCGGCGGCGATCTGCTGGTCGAAGCCGCGGCGCTCAGCCCCCGCCAGGCCGGTCAGGACCCCGCCGGAGTAGATGCCGAACAGCTGCTGGCCGGGCTTGTAGTCGCACAGGATGAGCATGGCGTCGTCCTCCGGGGAATCTGGAGTGGTGGCGGGGCTTCCGGCGTCGGGGTGGTCGGGCATCAGCTCGGCGAGCGCCGCGGCGCTCGCAGCCAGGAACTCGTCGAACGGGAAAACGTTGGGCGCCGCGACGCCGGGGTCGGTCCGCCGGGCGGGGTCACGCCAGCCGTGGCAGCAGAACCCGGACTGGCCCGCGTCGGACTGCGCCTTGGTGATGTAGCGCAGCCGGGTGAGCGGCGCACCGGTGGCCTTCCGCCACTTCTGCTGGGACACGAACGCCAGCGCCCCGTTGCGCAGCATCCCCGCCCGCTTGGCCGGGGTCATGCGCCGCCAGTCCGAGGTGCGGCAGGCGAAGGAGACGGACAGCGCCCAGTTGTTGGAGCCGGTGCCGTCGTGGAACGCCCCCGACTGGTAGGGCACCAGGTGCACGATCGAGTCGGAGTCCACGAGGTCGTGGTAGGAGCCGGGGGTGGAGCGGGTGCGGATGAACTCGGCGACGTTCTCCGCGCCCGTGTCCACACCCATCTCGTCGAACGCGGACTCGGTGTCGTGGAGGACCGTGCAGCCGGTCAGGGCGCGGTTGCGGGTGGAGTAGAACTGCTGCCGGGCCGGGGGTCGGTCGATCAGGTAGGCCAAGGGGTCACCATCCTGTTGCTGTCACCGAGATGCCGAGCACCTGCCCGCCGGCCACCTGCCCGGTGGACAGCAGGAAGCCGCGCAGGTTCGTCCTGTCCAGGGCCGCATTCCACGCATCGATCTTGTAGGTGGAGGCCGGGGCGCCGGCCTGCTGCGTGACGTGCGCTTCCACGTCGACCAGGCCGTTGCTGAACGTGCCGCCCGGGTAGAACACGGTGGCGTCGCCCTGCGCGTTCAGGGGCACGTTGCCGACCCACGTTTTGGTGCGCAGCGCCGTGCCGACCGGAGGGGCCACACCGGCCAGCACCCCGGACGTGTCGGCGTTGCCGCCCTCCCGAACCCACGCCGGTGACCCGCTGACCATCTCCCGGCGGTACCGGGTGCCGCCCTGCCACAGGATCGTGCCCAGCGGCGACGATAGGGGCAGCGGCGCCCCCGTGGGCATGTCCAGCGCCGGGGCCAGGCGCGGAAACAGGCGCTGCACGGTGGCCTGCGACAGCGCCTGCCCGGGGGTGCGGGTGACCGCCCACAGGGGTAGATCCTCCACACCGGCCGGGGACGCATCGTAGGCCGGGATGCCGCTGGAGGTGCCACTGATCAAGGCGAGCCGCACCGGCCCCGGTAGGCCGGTGAACGCCGGGTCGTAGCGCAGCGCAATGATGTCGGTGCGGGCGCTACCGACAGCGGCGGGAACGGTGATCGGCTCCGTCTCCCCCTGCGGGATGACGTGCGCGAACGCGGCCAGGCGCGCCACCGAACGCTGCGTGGCCGACCCCACCTGTGCCACGTCGGAGTCGGTGGGCAGCGTCACCTTGTAGGCGGTGCCGTCGAGGTCACCGACCACGCCCGGCTCGTCACCGAACAGGTCGCGCCACAGCACGTCGGTGAACTGGCGTTCGGCGGTCGTGCCCTGCGCGATCGGCCCGGATGACTGCGGCATCTACTTGCTCCTCTGGATGGCGGTGACGGCGCGCAGCGCGCGGGCGGTCTGCTGCTGGTCGCGGCTCGCGGGCGCGTCCGGGGTGCCCACGACCACAGACACGCGCTCGGTGGCCTTCCCCGGCTCCACCTGCACGGTGGTGGTGGCCTGCCGGATCTTGTCCTCCGCGGGGTCCAGGCCGGGCAGGTCGTAGCCCACGACATCCCCCACGTTCACGTCCCGCCGGTACGCCAGGTCCGGGCCCAGCACGGACGTGAAGCTGACCTTGCGCGGTTCTGCGCCGGCAGCGAGCGCTTCCTGCCCGGCGCGGGTCATCTCGGCCAGCTTCTCGGCGGACTCCGGGTCCACCTGCCGCTGGTCGACGACGGCCTCCACCGACGCCGACCACAGCGTCTCCGCCGCGCTGTTGATGAGCTGCAGGAACTCGCGGTCGGCCAGGTCCCCGCCGGCGGCGACGATCGCCCGCGTCGTCGTCGGGATGAACAGGCTGTACTTGGCGTCCCGGATCAGCCCGGTAGCAGTGGAGCCCGTCGACCCGAACCGGACGTCGTCCGACAGGTCAGCGACGGGGGCGATGTTGAGGTCCAGCCACGGGCCGGTGCTCTCCTCGACGTGCCCCACGGTGACCCGCAGGTTCCCGGCTTCCGCCAACGACTGCACGAGCACACCCAGGTTGTCCAGGCGCGCCGTGACCTGCGTGGTGCCGCCCCGGCCCAGGCTGGCCGGGAACCGTAGCCGCGCCTGCTGCCGGGAAGCCAAGGCGAGGTCGCCCAGGTTGGAGCGGGTGTAGCCGAGGATCAGGTCCTCCACGGTGCCCGAGCGCACGTCGTGGGCGGCCGGGAACTTGGAGATGGCCGCGGTGAGCTCCACAGTCGGGTCCGGGTAGACGATGCGCCAGCCCAGCCGCAGCAGGTCGGAGGCGAACGACACGGTGAGGGTGTCCGCCTCCTGGTCCCATTCCATCGACGTGGCCTGCCCGGACGCGACCTGCACGCCGTCACGGTCGAGGATGCAGCCGCTACCGGCGACGAACGCGGCCATGCTGTTGGTGGGGGCGGTCACCGCCCACGTGTCCGGACTGTTGAGGCGTTCCACCAGGGTCAGGGACTGCCAGCCGCTGACCGGGTCGAACGTGCGGGTCAGGTCCGGATTGCGCGGGTGGATCGTCCAGTCGCTCACCACAGGGACCTGTACCGCTCCCGCCACGACAAGCGAACCCGCGTCGCCTCCGTACCGCCAGGCGCCGACACATCCAGCACATTCATGCCCGGATAGAACGGGGACAGCGACGAGCCACGGTCCACACGGCCAGCAGCCAGCGCACCAGACCAGCCCGACACCGACTCCGGGTCGCCGTCACCCAGCCGGATCGACCGCGCTCGAGGATCAGTGACCAGCCGCAACGTCTGCCCCGCCGGCACACCCGCCGACACCGACACATGCCACGACGGCGACCCGAAAAACGGGGACCCAGGCGGCGGCGTCAGCGTGCCGTCGAACGAATCCATCGGCCCCACCAGATCCAGCACCGGGAACACCGGCACCTCAGAATCGACCCGCACCCGCATCCCGGTGCCGATCACCGCAGACGACGTCAACGACCCCGGCCACGGCGCATCCGTGCCGCCCACGATCCCCAGGAACGGCTGCCCCACCTGCGCCACACCGAACGTCAACGTCCGGTCCGTACGGGCAGACGCCCACGGGTCACACGCCAGCGCCGTCACACCGAACTTGCGCCACCACAGGCCTGATTCCGACCGGCCCTCCGACCCCTCGAGGCCGCCGGTGTACACGGCGGTCAGCGTCCGCTGGTCGCGCTCCGAGTAGCCGACGAGCCGGAACTCGCCGCGCAGCGGGTCCACGATGTGCTGCATGGCGTCGAGCACCTCCAGGTGGGCCACCTGCGTGCGGGCCTGCGCCAGCACCGGCAGGAACACCGACCGCTGCTCGGCGCGCACGTCATTCAGCATCGACCCGTGCGCCCCCGGCACCGGGCTGGTGGCCACGTCGAAGGGGGGCAGGTCGAGGCCGGTGGCGCCAGCCTGCGCCCGCCACCCGGTGGAGCCATCCAGGGGGATGCGCAGCGTGCCGTCGAGAGATTCGATGGCCAGCCTGCGGCGGGGCTTTGGTGCGGGCCGGTCGCGGACGGGGGTGGTGGGCTGGCCGCCCGTGAGGGACGCCAGGTAGTAGGCGTTCACGAGCCTCCTGTCACGGCCACGGGGCGGCGAGTGCGGCCTGCTGGCGTTCCCGCTGGTCGATGGCGCGCACGATGGCCCGCTCGTCGGGGTGGGTGGCCACGGTGATGTTCGGTCGTTCCCGTGCGGTGACGGCCCGGGCCAGCCGGTCAGCGAGCCGATCGACATCGATACCCGGACCGCCGGAAGCGGCCCCGTAGCCGGGCATCGCCGCCGGGATGACCCCGTTCGGGTACACGGTGGCCGGGGAGTCGAAGCGGGCGATCTCCGGGCCGCGTTCGCCGACCAGGAAGTTGGCGCCCGGCCACACCGGGCCGCCCTGCTCGCGGGCGGCGTGCACGTGGTTGGCGTGCTGCTTCTGCGTCGACTTCGAGTAGGTGTGCGGCCGGCCCAGGCGCAGGTCGGGGCGGCTGTTCCCGATGCCGTCGTAGATGAGCTCCGCCAGGCTGGCGCCGATGCCGTCGTGCAGTACCCGCTCGATCAGCGCCAGGCCGGCCGACCCTGCCCCGCCCGGACCCGACCCGTAGCCGAAGTCGACGGCCAGGCCGCGGCCGTGTCGCCCGGGGTCGCCGGGCCGGTACGTGGAGTTGATGCGCGCGGCGGGCACGCGGGCCTTCACGTAGTTCCAGATGGGCTGCCAGCCGGTGCCGGCGATCGCGCCCGCCCCGGCCGTTCCGCCCTGCGTGGCCTCGGCCTGGGCCTGCATGTAGTCGCGGACCGCGTCGTAGCCCTTGCCCATGGTGCCGTCGGCGGCGGCGCCGACCGGCCACCCGAAGGGTGCCGTCGGCGGGCGAGGAACATCGGCAGGGGTGACGAACCCGCCGGTGGCGTACCCGCGGTTGGCGAAGTCCTCGATCCGCTGGATACCCAGCCGGTCCGTCTGCTCCTTCGTCAGCACGTACTCGCCGGCGTGCACGATCCCGGCCGGCTGGTACTTGTGGCCCGGTCCTGTGTAGCCGCCCTGATCGAAGTTGGGGACGAACGCCGCCGCACGTGCCACGGCCAGACCGATCTGCGCCTTGCCGACCGCGGCCAGGATCGGGTTGATCCCCGACGCGAGCTGCAGCCCGTACTGCTCGGCGATGCGCATGACCTCGCCGACACCGAGCCCAAGCTGCTGCGCAATCCCGGCAGCCGTGGCGCCAGCACCGGCCGCCCCAATGGCGGCCATGACCTGCATACCCTTGTCCATCTCGGCGGCCCAGCCGTCCGAACCCAGCCGGATGTCCTCGCGGATCAAGGCGGCCATCCGCTGCGCCTCGGCGTCCGTGCCGTTCGCCATCTTGGCGACCAGATCGACACCCTCTTCGCCCATGGCGGCCAGGTGCTGCGCGACGTCCGCGCCAGCCCACTGCGCGATCAGGCCGATGTTGGTGCGCCAGTTCTGCTGGTTGGCGATCTGCTCCTCGAGGCGCGTGGCGAGCTCGTCGAGAGACACGTCGACGGAGCCGACGTAGTCCTTCCACGAGTCCGACGTGGACTCGGTGGACGCGGCGGTCGCCTCCGCGGACTCCCGCTCGGCCGTCTCCTTCTCCTGCAGCAGCCCCTTGTAGGCCTCCAGCGGCGCCACGAAGCCCTCTGCGACGCCCTGCAGCGTCTCCAGCCACTCCTCGAGCGCCTTCGACGCCTCCTCGGACTGGGCGACGGTGGCCTGCGCGGCGCCGACGACGGAACTGGCGGCGCTGCCCATGGCCTCGCCGACGGACCCGGCGAACCCGGCCATCGACGACTCGGTTTCCGCCTCCAGAGCCTCGATCTCGCCCTGGATCAGCTCGATGGCCTCGCGCGCCTCGCGGACCTCCGAGTTGTCGTCGAACGGGTTCTGCCAGATGTAGCGGTCGAACCAGTTCTGCTCATCGTTGGCGGCGACGATGTCCTGCAGCCGCTGCAGCTCCTCACGGTAGGCGGCGAGCTGCGTCGCCTTGGGCAGCGCCTCCACGGTGCGGCCGAAAGACTCCACGGAGTCGGCAGCGTTGTCGGAGGCGTTGGTGAAGTCGATGATCTCCTTCACCGCGTACCCGGCGGCGATCACCGCGGCCAGGGGGGCGGCTGCGGTGACCAGGCCGGCGACGGCGATACGGGCGGTGCCGGCGGCGATGCCGAGACCGGTGGTGGCACCGGTGGCCATGCCCATGCCGGTGACGGTGGAGGTGATGCCGACCGCCAGGTTGGTGAACAGCGTGCCCAGAGGCCCGCGGAGGGCGGCGAGAGCGGCGAGGCCGATCACGGCTCCCTGCACCGGGCCCGGCAGGCTGGTGAAGAAGCCGAGGACGTCGCCGCCGGTCTGCACGATGAACGTCAGCGCCTGCACCAGCTCACGCAGGGCGCCCTGGGCGCCGCCGCCGATGGTGGTCATCACCGAGTCGAAGGCGCCACCGAGCCGCTCCAGGTCGCCGCGCAGGTTGTCGGTGAGCTGGGTGGCCTGCCGCTGCGCGTAGCCGGCGTCGTTGACGTTCGCCGTCCACTGCTCGACGCCCTTCGCGCCGGCCTCGTACAGCACATTGGCGGCGCGGACAGCGTCGGAACCGAAGATGGTGGCCATGGCCTTGTCCCGCTCAGCCTGCGTGAGGCCGCGCAAACCGACCTGCAACTGCTGGGCGAGGTTCTCCATGCCCGCGAACTCGCCGTTGGCGTCGTACAGGGACACCCCGAGCTCGTCCATGGCGCGCATGGCCTCGTTGGACGGGTTCTGCAGGCGCAGCAGCATCTGCCGGAACGAGGTGCCCGCGTCGGAGCCGACGAGGCCCTGGGAGGCGAACAGGGCCAGCGACCCGGCCGTCTCCTCGATCGACAGCCCGGTGGCTGCGGCGACCAGCGCCGACTGGTTGAGGGCCATGCCCAGGTCGTGCACCGAGCCCTGCGCCTTGCCGGCGCCGGCCGCGAGCAGGTCGGCGACGTGGCTCATCTGGTCGCCGCGCAGGTTGAACACGTTCATGGCGGTGGCGCCGAGCTCGGCGGCGTCGGCGACCTCCATCTGCCCGGATGCGGCCAGGTTGAGGGCGCCCACCAGCCCGCCGCCGATGATGTCGGCGGAGGCGACACCGGCCTTCGACATCTCGGTGATGCCCTGAGCTGCCTCCACCGCCGAGTACTGGGTGTCGGCGCCCGCCTTGATGGCCAGGTCGGACAGCTGGCCGAGGGTGGCACCGGTCTCCTGGGAGGCGGCCTGCACCTGGGACATGGCGGAGTCGAACTCCATGCCCCGGTAGCCGGCGTACGCCAGGCCGAGGCCCACGGCGCCGAGCCCGGCGGTGAGCGGGGTGAGGGACGTGCCCAGCAGCTGGTTGGAGGCGGCCAGGGAACGGTTGGCGGTCTCCTGCACGCGGGCGTTGAGCGAAGCGGACTGGGCGGCGGTGGTGTGCGCACGGGCCTGGACGGCGGCCGACGCCTGCGCGGAGGTGGACGCCTTGACGTTGGAGGCGGCGATCTTCGACGCGGCGCCGGACTGCACCCCGGCCGAGGTGGTGGCGGCCGTGGCGGCCTTGCCCTGCGCGGTGGCCACCGTCGAGTTGAAGGCAACCACGTCCCGGCTGGCCGTGGCCAGCATGGGGGACAGCAGGTTGCGGCCAGTCAGGACCGTCTCCAGCACGCGACTGATGGCCGCCACCCCCGCCCTCTGTCAGTGGTCGTCGAGCGGGGGCTAGGGCTGGTGCTGCTTGGCGTCCATGCGGGCCCGGAACGACCCGATCGGCTCCAGGTACGTGTACTGGCCGGGCAGCGTCTTGCCCTCGTAGTCCTTGCGCAGCCCGTTCGCCTCGTGCTGGGCGATCTGCGCGCACCCCGGGCACTCCCACGAGGCGGGCACGTAGGGGTCTTCGGTGCGGTCGTCGTCCCACTCGTCGGCGCGGGTGCCGCACCGGCAGGTGGCCTTCTTGTCGCGCATCCAGGCGAGGGCGTACCCGCGGGCCAGCGGGGACCACTCCGTCCAGGCGTCGTAGGAGATGCCCAGGGGGACGATGTAGTCCAGCTCGGCCTTTAGCTGCGGGTCCGCCCGGAGCTGAAAACCAGGCTGCTGGTGTCCACGGCCCGCTCGTGCAGGTTGATGCAGGCGTTGACCAGCATGTTCCACTCCGGCCGGGTCCACGACTCGAAGTAGCCGCGGGCGTCCTCGAGCGAGATCTCCGGGTCGACGACGCAGGTGGAGACCAGGCGGGGGGCGAACTCGGACTGGTTCCAGGCCGCCTTCGCCTTGTCGTCGGAGTGCTCCTTGCGCACCTGGGTGTGGTCGTCGTCGGTGGGGGGGAACTCGGCCTTCAGCGCCTGGTAGGCGAGGGGGGGCATGGCGCGGAGCTTGACCGACACCACACCGACGCCTTCGTCGGCGGCCGGCAGCAGCTCGTCCACCTCGGACTGGGCTTCGTCGACGTCGGCCTGCAGCTCGTCCAGGGTGGTGTCGGGCTCCTGCAGACGGCGGCCCTTGCGCAGTTCCTGCTGGGCCATGGTGAGCCGCAGCCGGGCCTGCGCGTAGGCCTCCACGGCCTCGTGGTCGAGGACGACGGCGTGCGTGCTCTCGCGGGGCTTCTTGCCCTTGAGGAGGGACAGCTTGGACTTGGTGCCGGGCATGGCGGGGGTCTCCAGTGGTCGCGGTGGAGGACCGAGCAGGGCGCGGGCGCGACACACCGCGCCCTGCTCAGCCGATCAGGGGGAGGGGGTCAGTCGTTGTCGTCGTGGACGACGGGGATGACGATGTGGTGCATCGCCACCTCGCCATGCTTGTCGCCGCCGATGACGAAGTACCTCTTGCCGTCCTCGTTCAGGGCGTAGATCTCGGCCTCGACAGCGTTGCGGCTGATCGACAGCGACTTGAGGCTCTTGGTGTCGATCCCGAGCGAGCGCACCAGGTCCTGCACGCGCTCGAGCGGGATCGACTCCGGCACCGTCTCGATGGTCAGCGCCACGGTCAGGCGGCGGCGGGGATGACGGCGTTCTTCTCCGGCGGCTCCGGGATGGAGAAGCCCACCTGGAACTGGCCGTAGGACGACAGGTCGATCTGGTCGTTCACCCCGGCGGAGATGGCCGGCCAGCACTCGCACCGCTCGCCCGGGTAGTCCCCGTACGGCAGCTTGACGAGCACCAGCGTCGTGCCCTCCTCGAGGACGTCGCGGTTGGTGGTGTCGCCGCGCACGTCCTTGAAGGTGAGGGAGGAGTCGCCGGCGGAGCGCTCCCCGGCCACGTTGCCGGTGAACGACGAGTCGAGGTCGGGGGTGGGCACGAAGGCGGTGGAGATCTGGAAGCCGGCGATGCCGACGATGTTGGTGAGCGGGGTGCCGGCGTCGAGTTCGGCGCGGGTGGGGGCAGCCAGGTTGGCGACGGCCGGGCAGGCGATGAACTGGGTGACTGTGGTTCCCCCGAGATCGTGGAGGACTTCTTATGCCGCTTCTCGGGTGAGGGCGGCGTTCTCGTAGTTGATCGGGGACTGGCCGGCGGCTGCGCTGTGCCGGCGCTGGGTGTTGTAGAACCCGTAGCACCAGTCGATCACGACGGCGCGGGCCTTCGCCACGGTGTCGAACTCGTGTCGGGACAGCACCTCCCACTCCAGGCTGGAGAAGAACGCCTCCGCGGCGGCGTTGTCGAAGCACGAGCCGACCCGGCCCATCGACTGGCGAATCTCGAGCCGGCGGCAAAGGGCGGTGAACTTGTCGGCGGTGTAGGTCGAGCCTCGGTCGGTGTGGAAGATGACGCCGTCGATGTGCTCGGCGCCGCCGCGGGCCGCCACCGCCATCTTGATCGCATCACAAGCCAGCTGCGCGTCGGGATGCAGGCCGGTGGCCGCGCCCAGTAGCCGCCGCGAGAACAGGTCGATCACCGTCGCCAGGTACAACTTCCCGGCCGCGGTCGGGATCTCGGTCATGTCGCCGACCCAGCGGCAGTTCGGCGCCGGGGCGGTGAAGTCGCGCTTGAGCAGGTCGGGGAACTTCGGCGCGGTCTTGTCCTGCACGGTCAGCCCGTTGCGCCGGCGGATCTTGCGGGCGACCAGGCCCTGGCGGCGCATCGAGTCGGCGACGGTCTTCTCCGACACCGTCCAACCGGCCTCGCGCAGGTCGGTCACCAGCCGGGGCGAGCCGTGCAGCCCGCGCGCTGCCTTGAACGCCTTGGCCACCGCTTCGTCGACCTGGGCGCGTCGCTGCTCGGTCGCCGTCGGGGTGCGGCTGAGCCACTTGTAGAACCACGAGATCGAGACCCCCAGCAGCGCGCAGGTGATCGTGTGCGGCACCCGGTAGTTGGTCCTCTGGTCGGCGACGAAGCGGGCCACGCTCACTTCGTCGCCTCCTTCACCCACAGGACCACGGATCGCTTGAGGACATCACGCTCCATCCGCAGCTCGGCGTTCTCCGCACGCAGCCGCTTGAGTTCCTCGATGTCACCCCGGGACAGGCCCTCGGTGCCCTCCCGGGCCTCCCGGGCCTTGACCACCCAGTTGCCCAGGGTGCCCTCGTTGACCCCCAGGTCACGGGCCACGTGAGCGATCGACTTCCCGGTCTCCTCGACGATCCGGACAGCTCCCTCGCGGAACTCCCGGTCGTACTTCTTGCGCGTCTCTGGCATCGCTACTCCTTATAGCTGATGCCTCCGCGGTCTCGGGGGAACCCCAGACGCCGCGGATGAAGAACGGGCCGGTGGGTGCGGTCATGGCGAGAGGCTCCTGGAGGTGTGGCGGGGGTCAGGGGATGTCGAAGACGGCGACGGTCACCGTGGTTACCGTCGAGTAGTCGATGTGGACGACCCCGCCGGCCTGCTTGTAGGCGGCCGTGGTGCCGAACGCGATGAGCTGCTCGCCGCCGGCGGCGACGGTGATGGTGCGGTCGGCGACCGCCAGCCCGTCCACCAGCTGCGGGGTGGGGGCTGTGACGGTGACCGCCGAAGCGCTGCCGTTCTTGACGTGCAGCGCCCGCCCTGGCAGGAGCCGGAAGCTGTTGCCGTCGACGTTGGCCGGCTCGTAGGCGGGGGCGCGGCCGGCGGAGGTGACTGCCTGCGCGGTGATGGGCGTGCGGGCCATGTCAGGACTCCAGCTTCTTGGTCAGCTCGGGGACGGTCATGTCCCACGCCTCGTAGGAGGGGATGCCGCGGGTGATGGCGAGCTCCACCAGTTCCTGCTTGGTGTCGGGCAGTGGCGGCTTCTGTGGCGCGGCCTTGCCGGTCTTGCGGGGCGCGGGGGGCATGGCGGTCTCCTAGCTGGGGGCGATGGTCAGGGTGAAGCGCTGCGGGAGTGAGAAGACGGCGTTGGGGGTGTCGCCGGGGCGGTCGATGCCGGGCGTGGCCGGGTCGGGTCGGCGGCCGATGTCGGTCCAGCCGTCGGGCATGGCCAGCCCGTACACGTAGCCACTGCCGGTGCGGGCCAGGTAGCGGTCGCGGGCGGCCCGGGCGGCGTACTCGCACTGGTTGCGGTAGTTGGACACGGTGGTCAGCTGGTAGGCGAGGGTTGCCTCGCGGGGGTCGCCGTCGAGCCCGGGGAACGGGTCGCTGCTGCCGCCGGGGATGCGGTACAGGATCGAGTACGGGTAGGCGGGCTTCAGCGGGTTCGCGGCGTAGGCGGGGTCCTGTGCGGCCAGGTCGGGGACCCGCGCGTACACGCCGTCGAACACGGCGTGCCCGGCGCCGCGTAACAGCCACAGCACCGCGGTGGTCACCTGGTCCAGCGGGGCCGAGTAGACGGGGAGGGTCACCACTTCACCGCCTGCTCTGCCACCTTGGCCATGGCCAGGTAGAACAGGGGCTCGATGACGTCCACCGCGGGCCCGTGGTGCGGGTACGGCGGCTGGTCGAACGTGCGCCCCAGGGAGTCGGTGCCGACGAACCCGTACTCCAGGCGGTTGGCCTGCGCCCGGTCGGTGCCGGCGGACCGGGACACCGCTGTGGGGTCGGCGTCCTGCACCGCCTCCACCCGCCAGCTGCCGCGGTAGTCGCCGGTCGGGGCGTTCGGTCCCGGCCGGCCGGACGCGTTCTGCTGCGTGAGCGCCACCAGGTCGGCGGTCGACTTCTCCACCACCGCGGCCACCAGCAGCGGGGTGCGGGCCGCGCCGTTGGCCAGCAGCGCGGCCAGCGACTGCGCGCCTTCTACGGTCCAGCCTCCGGCAGCCATGAACTCCCCCTGACCCGGTAGCGGCGGTAGGTGGCGAAACTGCGCTCGTCCTCGCCGACGACGACGAACACGTCGCCGACCAGGCCGGGGGAGAAGCGGGAGGCGGTCACGGTGAACAGGTCACCGGGCAGCAACGCCGCCGAGTCGATGGGCAGCTTGAGCTGCCGCTGAGTGGGCACCCCGGACTGGTCGTTGGTGGTGCGTCCGGCCAAGGTGGCGTCGGCCGGGTCGGACACGGTGCACGGCCCGTCGTAGACCGGCTCCCCGGCGGCCGCGGTCACCTTGCCGTCCGCGTCCAGGGTCGGTGTCTGCCCCGCACTCGCTGGCCGCACGGCGATACCGGTGTCCAGCATCTGCCCTGTGCGGGCGGCGGTCAGCTGCTGCATGGCCGCCGCGTACTGCTCAGCCGCGGTCATCGAACAGCCCAGCCTGGGCGAGCACGGCGGCGGCGAACGCCTCCCCCTGCGTGCCCTCCTCGATCCGCTGTAGGGCGTCCTGCTCGAGGCGGGCCGGGGACAGGGAGCGGGCGAAGTCGGTTGCGGTCGGGCCGGACTGGATGATCTGCACCCCGGTCTCGGGCAGGTCGACCGTGATCTCGCCCGGGCGGAGCTCCACCATCAGCCGCGGCACTTCCCCGGCCTTGCCGAGGATCTGCACGCCGATGACGGCCGGCAGCTCGGTGCCGTTGATGGTCACGGCGCAGCTGCCGTCCGCGGCGAGCCTCACGTGCACGCTGGGCAGGGACACGGTCACCACCCGCGCTCGGTGAGCTCCGGGCGGCACACGCTGCCGCCCGCGGTGTCGAAGTAGAAGCCGTCGTCGGCCGCGGCCTCGTCGGCGGCGGCCTGCTCCCGCAGCCGGGCGGCCCGGGACATGAGCACTGCCGCCCGCTTCGACCCGGACAGGGTGATGTCGTCCGAGGCGACGTCCAGCAGCCCGCCCGCCACCGTCTCCAGCGCCTGGGCGGCGGCCAGCTTCACGCTGTCCCCGTTGACCTCCAGCAAGGTGGCGATGTCGGCGTCGGTCAGCTCGCCGGCGGGTAGCCCGGTAAGCAGCCTGACCTGTTCGGCGGGGGTGGCCATGAGTCCTCCGGTCGTCGCGTCGGGAGGGTGCAGGACGGGTGTTACAGGTACGATGTATCTGTGACCAACACTCCTGCGGACCGCGCCGAACCCGCCCGTGTCGATGCCCGCCAAGCCGAGAAGATCAAGCGCAGGTTGGCGGCCCGAAGCACGAATGGAGACGGGTGCTGGCTGTGGCAGGGGTGCCGAGACCAGCGCAGCGGATACGGTCGGATCTCGTTCGGCGGAGGCAAACGGACCTGGCTGGCGCACCGCCTGTCACTACTGGCCGAACTCGGGGAACTTCCGCGGGGCGCGCTGGTTCTGCACACCTGCGACGTGCGGGCGTGTGTGCGGCCGTCCCATCTCTACCTCGGCACCGCCCTGGACAACTCCCGTGATCGAGGGGAGCGGACCGGGTGGAGTGGCAATGCGCCAGGTGTCGCCAACGGGATGGCGAAGCTGGACGACGATTCGGTCCGTGAGCTTCGGCGACGGGCCAGCGCCGGAGAGAGCAGAACGTCTCTTGGCCGGGCGTTCGGAGTGTCGCGCCAGACCGCGAGCGACATCGTCGACCGGAAGCTCTGGCGGCACATCGAGTAGGTAGACGCCGGGACGCAGGCGAGGTGGCATAGCCACTTCTTCCGTTCATGGCAGGCCCCAGAAGGACGCCCATGGAGGAACCCGAACGGCCTTCGGGGGGATCATCTGGCAGCGCGGTGGGCGCCCCCGGTTGACGCCCCGGCGCCTAGCAGTGGGCGCGGCCCGGCCGTGGTCGCGTCACGGCCGGGCCAGCGGTCAGGCGGCGCCGGTGGAGGCGTACGTGTGCAGCGGGTCCACGGTGCCGGAGCCGACGACGTGCCGGGCCCGGTAGTAGATGCCGTCCACGTCGAACGACCCCTCCTCGGCGCCGATCGCCCCGCCACCCACGCGCTGCCCGGCGTCCGCCTTCTGGCGGATGTCCGGCGTCTCGTAGCCGTTCAGGAACGCCACCGCCAGGGCGGGGCGCGCCGACGTCGGCGCCGGGACGATGAACCAGGCGTTGCCCGGCAGCGTCTCGTGCACCACCAGGTCGACGACACCGCGCAGCCAGTTCGGCTCCAGGGTCTGCTTCGACCCGTTGGTGGTGCGGATCTCCGTGGCGTTGAGGATGCGGCGGGCCGTCATCTCCAGCGCCACGCCCACGACCAGCCGCAGTCGGCCGGCGCGCACCAGCTTGCCCTGGTGGTCGCGGCGCGACCGCACCGCGGTGATCGCCGCCGAGAGGGCGTCCTCCGACAGGGCCGCGGTCACCGGGGTGGTGTTCGGGCCCGGCAGCGGGTTGCCGTCGGAGTCGGTGTCGCTGGTGTGGTCCTTGAAGAACGCGGTGTTCGGCGCGCCCGTGTCCAGGTTGGCGATCAGCTCCAGCGCGGCGTCGTCCTCCGTCGCCGAGGCGGCGGCGGCGAACGCGTTGGGGACGGTGCGCAGCTCGTCGAGGTCGTCGTTGATGAGCGACTCCCACGAGAAGCCGAACATGCGGCCGAACTTGGCGACCTTGATGAAGTACTCGCGGCGCTGGTAGTCGGCGCCGGGGTACTCCGACAGCTCCGGCACCCGGTCGAAGCTCGACCGGCCGCCGAGGATGTCCACCATGCGCTTGGGCTTGAAGTTGCGGACGGTGGTGCGGGTGACGAACTCGGCCCACTGCGGGGCCTGCGCCTCGTAGGCGGCGAGCAGCTGCTGGTCGAGGACGTCGCCGGCCGCCGACTTGAACAGGTCGTCGGTCGACAGGGCCTCGCGCAGCAGCACCGAAGCCCGGATGTCGCCCTTGAACGTGGACTCGATGAGCCGGTGGGCCACGTCCATGGCAGCGAGCCGCTTCGGGGAGTACTGGCGGCGCACGAACGGGGAGGTCCCCGGCATGGTGCCGCCCTCGGTGAGGCTGAACGCCTCGGGGGCGGTGATGAGGGTGTTGGTCACGGGTGGGCTCCTCAGACCTGGGCGATCTTGACGGGGATGACGCCGGCGCCGGTGCCCTTGGTGGCGAGGGCGTAGCCGAACAGCGTGTTGGCGGTGGCGGTCGTGGTGAGCGCGTTCGCCGACGTGATGTAGATGGGCAGGCCGACGGAGGCGACGGCGCCGGTGACCGACAGGTCGAAGGCGCCCTTCGTCCAGACGGTGGCGTAGCCGTCGTCGTTGCCGCCGCCGCCTTCCTTGGTCTGGGTGACGCCGACCAGGGAGCCGACGAGGACGGGCGCGCCGGACGCCGTGTCGGCAGGGACCGGGAGCGACAGCCGCTCGGCGTCGTGGAACTTCTCGTTGCGGGCCATGGTCAGGCCTCCTTGCCGAAGCCGGAGCGGATGGACTTGAGGACGTCGGCCTCGGCGAGCTGCTCGCCGCCGGCGGCGGACTCCTGGACGGACCCGAAGGACCCGAACAGGGGGGTGGCGGTGGGCCGGGTGTAGTCGGCCTTGACGTCGTCCTCGCGGCTCTTGACCGCGGACTCGACGGCCGCCGCGAGCGTCTCGTCGGCGATCTTGCCGTCGACCACGGGCAGGGCGACGACGATCGACTCGACCAGGCGGGCCTTGTCGCGTTCGCCGAGGATGCTGGACTCGGCGACCTTCGCCGCGACGACCGGGCGGGCAGCGGTGCGGGCGGTGCTCTCGGCGATCTGCGCCTTGAGCGTGGCGGCCTCGGCGAGCGCGGCATCCCGCGCGGCCTCGGCCTGAGCAGCCGAGTCCCGCAGCGCGGTGACCTCGGCCTCGGTCAGTTCGGGCACGAGGCCCCCCTTTCGGGTCGGTGGATCGGTCGGGGCCGGGGCCCCTTCGCTGACCGCGGGTGCGGCCGGCTCGTCCCAGAGGTCGCGCTGGTACAGCTGTGGGGCGTTCGCCTCGAGGTTGGCGACGAACGCGGCGAGGGCATCACCGATCGCGGACGACATCTGGATGCGCTCTTCGCGCGTGAGGTGGCCTTCGCCGGCCATGTTGTCGGCCATGACGGTGAAGTCGCGGTGGATTGCGGACTCGACCCACTGGCCGACGTTGCGGGCCTCCGCGAGGTTGGTGGCCGTGGGGCGGGCGGACTCGAGCAGCTGCGCGATGCGCCCGCCGCGGCCGGCCCGGGTCACGAAGTCCACGGAGGTGGCGTTGACCAGCTGGGTGACGATGCGCCCGCGGCGGCCCTCGGCCTCGCCCATCTCGACCTCGCCGCCGGCGCGGATGGAGACGCCGATGTCGTCCTTCATCTCGGCGACGAGCGGCTGGTAGGGGGCGAACACGCGGGCCTTGCCGCGCAGCGCCGTGCCGTTCCAGGTGGCGTCTTCGGCGAGGACGGCGGCGAGGTCGCGCAGGGAGCGTTCGGGTCGGTCGTGGTTCTCGCTGGCCGAGGGATGGTCGATGTACATGTGGGTGCCGGCGGCGAACACCTTGTCGCGGCCGGCGGACTCGAGCACCTCGGCGCTGTAGTAGCCCGAGGAGCCCCAGCCGGGGGTGATGAGCTCGACGTCGATGAGGGCGCCGGTGGCCTCGGTGAGGGTGGCGGTGGCGCTGTTGGTCTCGCAGAGCTGTTCGGGCACGGCTGCGCCTCCTACGCTGGGCGGGTGGATGACGCCGGGCACGTGCACCGGTGGGTGTTGGTGTCGGCGGTGCTGGACGGCAAGGGCGCGCTGCGGGTGCTGGCGTGCGACGAGCCGGGCTGTGATGCGACGGCGGTGCGGCCCGCGTCCGGGGACGTCAGGCCGGAACGAGGTCCCTCACCGGGGTGACCTGGAAGGAGCGGCGCCAGTCGGCGTTGGGCTTCTCCACCGCGAGGGATGACCACGGCGCCCCGTCGTCCAGGGCCTTCAACCGTGCGGGCCCCATCACGGCGAGCTGCCGGTCACGTGGCATGTCGCGGAACTGGTCCTCAGCCGACAGCCGTGCCAGCCCTGCCGGCTCGTCGAGGTCCAGGCCGAGTTCCCGCCACGTCTTGGTGCGCACCATGCGGGTGCACCGGCAGTTGACGTGCCCGTCCGGTCCCGACACGTCGAGCTCGTGCAGGGTGCCGTCCATGCCCCAGCACGCGGGGCAGGTGGTGGCTGACCTCGAGGACAGCCACTCCCAGCCCTGCAGCGTCTGGCTGTTCGCCTGGCCCCACGCCTGCGTGGCCGCGCGGGCCGCGTCGTTCAGCTCGGTGCGGGCGATGGCCATGGCGCGGGTGACGGGCAGGTCCACCGCGGCGGCTCGGGCGAGCCTGACCATGTCGCGGGCGACCTTCACCGGGTTGTCCGCCGCGGCGGCGCCCTGCACGAGCGCCCGCCGGACGGCGACCTGCCCGGCCTGCGACAGCGGCCGGGTGCGGGCGGTGATCTGCTGCGAGGTGCGGGCGACGATGGTGTCGATGACGTCGGAGTTGACCGACGACAGCAGCCGGTCAGCGAACTGCGCCGGGAGCTGGCTGCCGGCGATCGCCGCCTGCGCGGTGACGGAGATGGAGGTGACCTGCCCGGCGCCGTCGGTGATCACCACGGCCGTGTGCGCGGCCAGCGAATCCAGGGAGTCGGCGATGGCCTGCAGCGCCGACGCCACCTTGCTCGAGCGCAGCAGCCGCGTCTCGGTCCAGCCGTCGTCGGCCAGGTCGTCGATGGCGTCCCGCAGCTGGTCCACCACCGCGTCCCACGCGTCCACGTAGGCCGTGGCGAGGGAGATTTCCTGCCGGTCGATGACGTCGGCCAGGTCCACGACCAGCCGGCGCATCGCCTGCAGGGTGGACGAGGTGACCGGCATCAGCGGTACGCCTCCTCCGCCTGCGAGCCGGGCGCCCCGTCGCGTTCCCGCTGCATGGCGGCGAGCTGGGCGGCGATCCGCGGGTCCTTGAAGTTGCCGCGCTCGTCCTGCAGGTCCTTGAGCACCTCGTCGACGTCGTCCACACCCAGGGCTTCGAGCATGAGTCGCAGGATGAGCAGCGGCGGCGCACCGGAGTCCAGGGCGGTCTGCAGGGCGGTGAGCCGTTCGGAGAGGGGCAGGTCGGCGATCG